CGGCATCTGGTGGCTGGCGTCTGCGGCTGTTGGTGTCTCCGACGGTTTCTGCTGTGTCGGCAGCGACGGTTATGCCGGCTACGACACCGCGGACTTCTACTGTCTTGTGCCGCTGTGCTTCCGAATCGGTTAATCTGAATAATCCCGACTCCCTAAGTGGAGTCGGGCCTTGTAAAACAAATATGAAAAATTAAGGTTATAAGAAATTAGGAGAAAACTTGTGAGTGTTCTTAAAAGTCAGCGTACAGAAAGCAAAGTTGAATTCTGGAATACAGCAGCAAAGTTACGTGTTGAATTATCAAAGTTCGTTATGAACGAAAAACATGTTCCTAAGCGCTGGAAACATGTAATCACATATCCAGTTATTGATATGGCAACACAGATGTTGAATTACATTGTTGCAGCTAACACAATTCATGTTACTCGCAATGATGAGGCAGTGACTCGTGATAAGTATCAAACTGAAGCGTTGATCAAACTTGAACAACTGTACGATTTGTTACAATTTGGAATGGAAGCTCTCAATCATTATCCGGATGCTTTGCAACCTATTGCAGATCTAATGGCTAAGGAAGAGCAACTACTAAAAGCGTGGCAGAAATCTGATAGAGCACGTTACAAAGAATTTTTCTAATTTTTTCTTATATCAGGATATGCGCTATTGAGCGTTGGACGCTGGCGAAGTCAACAACTGGTGGCTGGCATCTGCGGCTGTTGGTAACTCCAACAGTTTCTGCTATGTCAACAACAACGGTAATGCCAACTACAACAACGCGGACAACAACTATCTTGTGCCGCTGTGATTCCAGTTCAATTCATTGAGTTGAATTGTGTCAGATCAAGTAAGTAGATTTTTCTACCGAACGCCGTACTATGAATCTGGAAGGAGCGCATATACCTTCCTGTTAAAACAGGTAAATACAGAACATGATATGATTGAGCGGACGCTTCCGTGCATGGCAGATAATTTGAATGTAGTCTTTCTGTTTCATGCTCAGTATCATTATGCAAGTAGATGAAACATTCTAGAGTACTTCTTGGTGGTGCTTGAAGTTACTCTAAGTCTTGTACATGTTCTAGAGACAAACATCATACCAGAATAGATATATTGTGACTTCAAATGAGCGTAGAAGAGAAGCTCGGTATCAACGACGTAAACAGAAACGTCAAGAAGAGCGTAACAAGAATGTAGATAGATATGATTGTTTTGATCGTGGAGCATCTTTTAGTTCTTTACTGAGAGCTAACAAGAAAACACGAAGAAACACTGGCTGGAAAACAGCCACTCAAGTAACACAGATGCATCTTATCAAAAAGATGAACATAGTCTTTCACAAACTTCATAATCATCAAGCTATTTCAGATGGTTTTATTGAGTTTGATATCAATGAACGCGGTAAACGTCGTCATATAAGAAGTGTTAGTTATACTGAAAGAATTGTTCAAAGAAGTATGTGTGACAATGTAATCATTCCTGTTGTTAGACGGCAACTAATCTATGATAACGGGGCTTGTTTATCAGGTAAAGGAATACATTGGGCGATGCAAAGAACTATTCGTCATCTTGACCATTTCTATCGCAAGTATGGTAATGATGGATATGTTCTGCAATTCGATTTTACTGATTACTTCAATTCTATCAAACATGAAGAAGCGTTCAAAATTGTTGATAAGTTGTTTCGTGATCAAGAGTTGATTGATCTAATTCATAAATCCGTTATCCCATTCGGTTACCCAGTGCAGAATACAACATTGAAACAAGTTTATGTTAAAGCGCAACAAGGTGTGTACTCTGGGCAAAGTTTGGGACTAGGTTCTCAGATATCACAAATCATTGCTATAACATATCCAGGATTACTGGATAATTTCATAAAACAATCGTTGCAAGTTGAATATTACACAAGATATATGGATGACGGAATACTTCTATTTGAGACTAAGCAACAAGCTCACAAGGCGCTTGATCAATTGATAGAAGTAGCTAATAAAAGATCAATTATCATAAATAGAAAGAAAACGAAAATCATAAAACTTTCTAGAGGATTTACATTCTTGAAAACAAGATTTATTCTTGACAAGAAAGGTAAAGTCATACTACGAGTTTCAAGAAAGAACATAATGCGGCAAAAAACAAAGTTGAAAAAACTTGCTATCTTAGTACATGAGGGTAAACTAAAACTTGTTGATATATGTACTGAGTATGCTTCATGGCTTGGCTATGTTCTTAGAAGAGGCGGTAAGACTATTGCTCAAAAGATGAATAAATTATTTCAGTCACTTTTCAATATAAGTCCACCGAAGTGTAGACTACTAACATAATTTTTGGAGGAAGTTCAAATGAAGCGTACTCGTGAGTTCCAGAAAGAAACTAGAATCTCTCGTGAACAGATGATTTCCAATATCATCAACAGCAAGTATTCTATTGACGATCAGATTGCTCTTATTCGTCAGAAAGATACAAAGCCCGAAGAGTATCAAGCATTCTATGAGTTTGCTGAGGCAACAAAGGCTGCTGTTACTGCAGAATATGCAGAGTATGAGGCAGAGGAAGCTGCCGCTGCTGCAGAAGCAACTGAAGAATAAGTAGTTACAAGTTAAATCAAGAGCCGGTGTCTTTATGCATCGGCTCTTTCTTGTATTATATTATATAGTAAGATAAAACTATCTAAGAGGTAAACAATGGAAAAACAAGTAAAAGTAAATGTTGTTCATCGACATGATACTGAAACAAACTGGCAACAGGCTGATATGGTACCTCTTGCTGGTGAGATGATCATTTATGATGTTGGTGGTAATGTTACACAGCGTCCAAGAGTTAAACTTGGCGATGGCACAACAGGCGTAAATAACTTACCATTTATCAACAGAGAAATTCTAGCAGGTACAAGCGCTCCTACAAGCTCACAAGGCTTTGAAGGAGATGTTTATATCAAGTATGAATAAGGGAGAGAAAGACTTTGAGTAATTCAAGTTTAGTTGTTTATACTAAGTTGTCACCGCATTACAGATCTCGTAACGGTAACAAGATTTCAAAGATTACTATTCATCATATGGCAGGTAATCTAAGTATTGAAACATGTGCTAATGTGTTCAGTGGAACTCGTGTAGCAAGCTCCAACTATGGTATTGGTAGTGATGGACGAATTGGTCTGTATGTTGAGGAAGCAAATCGTGCTATTACATCTTCAAGTACTGCAAATGACAGTGTAGCTGTTACAATTGAAGTTGCAAACAACAGTATGGCTCCTAACTGGACTGTTAGTGACAAAGCTTATGCATCCTTGTTGAATCTTTGCGAAGATATCTGTAGAAGAAATGATATCAAAGAAATCAACTTTACTGGTGATAAATCCGGTAACTTAACAATGCATAATTATTTTGCAAATACTTGTTGCCCTGGACCTTATCTAGAGCCAAAGTTCCAAGCAATTGCAAACGAGATTAACAAGCGTCTTGGTAATGAACAACTTGTTGTGGACGTTAGAGACGAGACTGTTCCTGTTGATGGCTTCTATCATTGTACAAAGGGTAAAGCTGTTCAGTTGGCTAAGAACTTCAAATCAACTGAGTTTGATTGCAACGGTTCTAGTTGTTGTAAGGAAACTCTAATTGATGTTGATCTTGTAAAATTCTTACAGAATATTCGTGATCATTTTAATGCTCCCGTTAACATTTCTAGCGCTTACAGATGTCCTGTTCATAATGCAAAAGTTGCTAATGCTTCTAGTAAGTCAAAACATATGTACGGTATGGCAGCTGATATCAAAGTAACTGGAGTTGCTCCTGCAGAAGTTGCTAAGTATGCAGAAAGTATCGGTATTCTTGGCATTGGTCTGTATGACACTGATGCTGATGGTCACTTCGTTCACATAGACACTCGTCCTACTAAGTCCTTCTGGTTTGGTCATGATCAGTCATATCGTTCCACATTCGGTGGCGGTAATGAAACAGATCTTGATGAGTTGTTAAATAAGGGCGATAAGAATGATCGCGTTAAGAAGTTACAAGAAGATCTGATTGAGCTCGGTTATGATCTTGGTAAGTGGGGCGCTGACGGTAGCTTCGGCGGAAAGACTGAAGAAGCTGTTAAGAAGTTCCAGAAAGACTTCAGCTTAACTGTTGACGGTATTGTTGGAGCTAACACAGAAGCAGCTATTGAGAAAGCACTCGAAGCTAAACGTGAAGATACCGAATATGGTCTTGATGACTTCATTCTTGAAGTGCAAAAAATCATCGGTGCTGAGCCAGATGGTATTGCTGGTCCTGAAACATTGAGCAAAACAATCACAGTTAGCTCTTCTATCAACAAGAAACATCCTATTGTAGTTCCTATTCAGAAACGTCTTGCTGCTATGGGATACACAGAAGTTGGAGAAGCTGATGGTTCTGCTGGACCTAAGTTTACAAAAGCTGTTAAGAGACTTCAGAAAGAAAGAGGCAAGTCTGTTGATGGTGAAATCACAAAGGGTCAGAGAACTTGGAAGTTACTGCTTGGAATGATTCAATAACAGTTATGATATGAATAAATAAATCCCTCTTGCAAAATTTTGCAAGAGGGATTGTTTGTACTATTTATTTCTTACTAAAAGCATCAACAATCAACTGTAAAAGTTTCTTGAGACACTCAAATATGAACTTTGCTAAGTTGGATGCTTGTTTGTTTTCAGTTGTGTCAACTACATCTTCAATAGTAGGGTCTGTAACTTCCGGATCCTGTTCGGGAAGTGATTCAACTGGCTGTTCTTCACTAGGAATATCTTCTGGATCTTCAACAGGAGATTCAGTTTGGAAGTATTTCTCAATATCTAACTTTGTTACCACAGCTGACTCAAGTGACTTACAGATTGAAAGAATTTTCTGTCCGTAAGTATTGTTAGCAGCCATTGCAGCTTCAGGAGTGGAATAAGTATTCTTATCGTAACCAGGACAAGCCCATCTACCAGCTAACTGTTGCCAGTAAGGAGCAACTCCTCTTGTTACGTACTTAAAACGAGGATCAAGTATAGCTTCATTCAATTCTTCTGTAGAACCATAAGCAAAGAGATGTTGCAGTTGTGCAGTGACTCCATCTTCAATCGTATCAAATTTACCGCCTTCCACACCGTTACTTGTTACACCAAGTCCACAGTAGTTGTGCTGTTCAGGTTTAACAGCGGAGCCCTGGTACTTAAACCAACCAGTTTCAAGAATTGATTGAGAAATAGCCATCATAGGATCAATTCCATACTTAGGAGTAAGTTTCCAGAATGACTTTGCAATTTCAATATCAAAGTCGGCATTATTTGAAAGTATCTTTTTAATTACTTTGACACAATCTTCTTCTGTACGAGATACATTTTTGTCAACAATCAAAGTTTTTTCTGGATAGTCAAGATCATAAACAGCTGTTACTTTTGTTTCTTCCTCTGGCTCTGTAACTTCAGGAATAGTGGGCTCGGAAGGTTGAACTGGTTGTGTCTCAGTAACTTCAACATATTCATATACAACTTCATAGTCCCAATCAAAAACTTTGTAACCACTTCCTGCTTCATCGCAAGCTGCTTTTGCATTATCAAGATTACTATATGCACCAACCTGAGATTTTGCATCATCTTTTGATTTACGAACACGATACAATTTCTTAGTTGTTTCAGTAACTACTTGTTGAACTACATTCTCCGCAGGGTTAATCCAGCTACCAGCGCTTGCGCCCGTCTTATCAGTGGAGATGTTATACATACCATTATATCCGTTTGGATATTTGGAATAGATGTAATAAGTTCCAGCCTCATACGTACCCTTACTGTTTTTCTGACTCTGTGCGTCAGAAGCAGTAGAATATGTGTTGATTTTAGTTACAACTTTGTAAGTTTTAACACTTACTGTCTCCGTGGTTGCCGAATTATCAGCAGCAAGAAGAGCTGCAACATCCGCTCTTGCGGTAGCCATCGATTTTCCATGTTTAGGGAACCAATGATCAATATCTCCGTGATTACTTCCTAAGCCAAGTTTGTAACTATCATAATGACAGAGAATTGTTGGAACTTTTACTCCACCGTGAGTTACTGTACCATTAGGATCGATATTGTAAAGCTTACATAAGTAAGCAGTAATCTCGCAAGCCTCTTTGTAAACAGCATCAAAGTACTGTTTATCAGTTAAACCATCTTCACAAATTTCAAACTGAATCCAACCACTATTACATGATCCCTTCGATCCGCTACCACAACCCCAAGGCTTGTAGTTCCAAGGCATTGTCTGAATTGTAGTAACTGTACCATCGGCTAGTTTGCCTATCCAACAGTTTAATCCGGCTTGACGCTTGATGTGGTTCCAGTCATTACCGTAAGCATTCTTTCCAATTTGTTGAAGTGTTACAGTATCTCTGCTATCTGGTGTATCACTTGGTTGCACATAGCGTTTCAGAGTAGGGTTGTTTGCACCCGTACTGTGCCATAGAACACCCTTAACAGTCATTGTGCTTGTACCTTTATAACAAGTACTTTGTGTCTGCATACATACCAGAGGTTTGTTACTTGAATTGTATTTCATCTGATATATTTCCTTTCATTCTACTTATGTAGAGTTATTAGTTATATATACAGGATGTACAATATAACAGTTTATATTAGTGGTAATTTGCAGAATCAACATGGTTTACAACTAAGATTACTTGTTGTAAACTTGTATATATTGATATAGAACTTACAATCAAAATAAGGAGATAACTTGATATATGGCAACGTTATCTACAACAGGATTTAGAAGAGCCTATCTTATAAAGGATGGATCTGGTTGGGCATGGTGTACAGATGATTCACAAACACCTCCAGCTGACTTTAGTACAATAACAAATAGATGCACAGTTCAAACTGATGCTTACATGGGTAGAATAACATTTGTACCGTCAGCGTCTTTAGGTGTAGGAGTTAAAAAATATCTAACTTTGAGAGCTGATTGTACTGAATCACGCCCCTGTAATGTACAACTACTCTATAATGGAACAACAAGTGGTTACAACACATCGGGATCGGGAAGTAGATCTTATGCTGTAAACCTCCCGTTTCCAAATACAGGTGCATACAGTTTATCTTACAAAGATGCGGCGTGTACAACAAGAATTCCAAATTCATGTTATCAGGATTCTTGGACAGTTTACTTCAAGATTGATCTTACAAACTATGCTCTAACAGCCAACACAAATCACTATTTATTCTTGTCGGCTCAAGCTGGTATGTGTCTAGGAAATTCCGAAAAGAAGTCAACAATGAACATGAGCTCTTCGGCAACAATGGAGCTCGGAATAACATATACTCCTCAGTATACGGTAAGTGTTGGTAAGGGAACAGGTATACATAGCGTAACTGGTGGAGGAACTTTTGATCAAGGTTCAAGTGTAACAGTTAGTGCAACGCCCTCAACAGGATATCACTTTACTAACTGGACATACGGAAGTAGCACATATACTCCAAACCCCTGGACAATAACAACAAACATTACAAGTAACATTTCTGTTACAGCTAATGCGGCTATAAACAGTGGTACTGTTTACTATTATGCAAACGGAGGCACTTCAAAAAGCGGGTATAGCCAAGATAGCTTAGGAAAAAGTACTACAACCTCGGCAGTTAACTATTCAAGTACTGCAGCAAATCTCTACAATGTAGATACATTGTTTAGTAGAACTGGTTATCATAGTTCATCTGATGCAACTGCTTGGAGATACGGAAGTGCAACTGCAACCACATACTTCAATCAAGCGTCTCAGAATTTTAGCTCTTATTTTGATTCTGCATCTGAGCATGGAAGTACATTTAACTTGTACGCAAACTGGATTGCAAACACATATACCATCAATTACAATGCAAATAACGGATCAGGATCAACCGCTGCAACATCATGTACATACGATTCTAATGCAACTATTAGATCCAATGGATTTACAAGAACAGGTTATAAATTTATTGGTTGGAATACAGCTGCTGATGGAACAGGAACGGCTTATTCTGAAGGACAAAGTGTAAGAAACTTAACAAGCACAAATGGTGGATCTATAACATTGTACGCACAATGGGAAGCACTTGCAACAATGTTTGTTAAAGTTGATGGCTCATATAAAGCCGGTATTCCTTATGTTAAAGTTAACGGTGAGTGGAAAAGAGCCACTGCTGTTTATGTTAAAGTAAATGGTGAGTGGAAGTTGAGTACAAGATAAGTAGAAATAAACAAAACAAATGACTCGGTATATCGTCTACCGAGTCATTTGTTTTGATTGTTACTAAGTTGTTGTTCTTCCACATAGGATTGTGATTGAAGTTGTTTTAATACTTGATCAAGAATGTCATTTACTTCTATGTACTTGTACCCTTTATGAGCATTGTTGTCCCATTCTTTGTTACGATATGTTGCATGCATTGATCTATGAGCATGATCGCTCATCAAGACTAGATCTTCAGGAGCATTCTTACCACGATCTTTCTGAGTATGATGAATAACAGGATTTTCAATATCGAGAGTTATTCCTGATATCTTAACTAACTCTAAGAGAAATTTTCTTAGATTCGTATTTATACTCTCTTCAATACAATCTTCAACTAATCTAAACTTCATATCAAGTAGCTTCTTTCAACTGTTTGTTATAACTTGATATACAATGTTATTAACAATCAAGTGCATCGGACCAGGATTCAAGTTCTTTAAGTTTAGTATACATCAGAGTTCTGATACCAGTGCTCTCTTCTTCTGCAGTTGTGATATTGATTGAATAACAGTTTGAAGTAACTGGTTGCTCAAGTTTACGATAATCTTGATTAACATAAGACTCAATCATTACTTGTACTCTTGTCTCATCGATAAGATACAAGTTAATGCTTGAAATTCTATGATAATTTACTTCACAACCATTTTCTAAAGTTATTTTCTTATTGAGTGCCATATATTTTCTCCATCAATTATACATGATATAAATATCACCATTGTCACCAAAATCATCAATACTAGAATCAGTAGGATCATAAGTTTCAAGATGCGTGGCTCTTATCTGTTTGTTATCTGCTCCAACTGTGATATTTCCTGCAAACCAAGCATTACCTAACCAATCAAGAGTATAAGCATTTGAACGAGTGGAAGCAGAAGTTCCATTACCTACAATATGTGCATAAGTATTTGCAGCTTGAGCTAATAGCACATCTGTAGTTATATCTCCGTTAGAATCAAGCATGTTACCTTCAGAGTCCCTCTTTACGTCAAGCATATTGTATCTGCCATGAACATGTGAATCCTTACCGCTTGCAACTGTTTCACGACCTTCAGCATGAGAAGCTTGCCCTCTAGCAATACTTTTATAACCTTCTGCATGAGCATAATGAACAGTTGCTTGAGTAGATTCACCCTCTGCATGAGAATAGTTGCCTTGAGCGATTGTCATGTTTCCCTCTGCATGTGAATACAATCCTTTTGCTTGAGTTTTCCAGCCTTCTGCATGTGCCGCTGTACTAGTTGCTTGTGTTCCACTTCCTTCAGCATGAGAATATTTACCAGAAGAGGATGTTCCCTTACCTTCTGAATGAGAAGCATCCCCAGAGGCATTCGTCATGGACCCCTCCGCATGTGCTGCTTCTCCGCAAGATATTGTTAAATACCCTTCAGCATGAGCACGTATACTTGTTGCTTGAGCTAGATATCCTTCTGAGTGAGCTCCGTTAGCACTAGCTACTGTGGAATAGCCTTGTGAATGAGAATAGTCTCCTGTTGCGGATGTTTTGTACCCCTCTGCGTGAGCATAATTACCAGAGGCAGTGGATTCATGCCCTTCAACATGCGCTGCAGATCCCTTTGCAGTGGTAAGAACACCAGAAGCAAAGGAATGAGCACCAGAAGCAACTACGCCTGATCCAATAGCAATGGAAGCTTGACCTGTTGCTTGTGTAATCTTATTGTTTTCACCAGCAGTGCCACCGAATGCAAATGATTGAGAACCAAGTGCTTGGCTCTTGTAGCCTCCAGCAAAGCTATTATTAGCAGTCGCAGCAGTATCTGATCCAATAGCAACAGCTGCTTGTCCAACATTCTCTGCTGGATACGGAGCATCATATTTTATTTTTACGTTTGTATGGCTATCCTGTTGAATACTTAAGATCTTTATATTCGATAGTTCGACAAAAGTTTCTCTGCCTACTAGTTCGGATGTAATCTCCAAGCGTTGTTCAACTTTTTCTGAAACATCATCAGCGTATCCGGTTATATCTATATATGTTCCTTCTGAAGCTCCACTAATTGAAATTGTCATATCGAAATTTGATGTAAATTCAACAGTAAGTAAAGGAGAGACCTGATTTGGTAGTGCTTCATATGAGATACTACCATACTTACTTTCTAAGATGTTGACTTCATCTACATCTATAAATGTATGAGCCAGGCTCATCATGAAAGTTTCAGGTCTAGAATTTACATATTCTTCGCTAGGCGGATAGCCAGTTTGTGTTCTATATCCTAAAGATTTAGAGGCTCTAGAATATGCCACGGCGCCCATACCGCCAGCTGTTGAGGCGGTACCAATTGCTTCACTAAGTCTTAAGTCACTTGCTGGAACAAATCCTCCACTTGAAGTTTCTATACAAGAATAACCTACAAGAGTTTCTAATGATTCTTGCGTAATAACTTCGTAATTACCATCACCTTCAGAAGCGGCAAGATCACAATCTGCTGAAATTACATAAACAAGTCCATTTGAGTTAATGATATATTCTGAGCCACTTTTGAAAATTGTACTACCTTGTGTTAAAGAGGCTTTTCCGGTGGCTGCAGTATGAGCTCCGAAAGCTACAGCGTGCTCATTAGCTCGGTTATTTTCATAGTCACCAAAAATTTCACCGCCACTTAATGTTTGTTGACCAATCCCGACAAACGACAACAGATTTACGTTTGTAGTACCATCACCAATTTTCAAACGTTGTTTACTATAATTTTCATCACGATCATAAACAATCAATTCACCTGTTCTTGGAACAAAATTTACAGCTTTCTCCCAGTTAACTTCAGTGTCATGTTTATGTTGTATTCTTCCAAGAACTATCTTTTCAGGCATACTTGTTGTACCTCACATAATTTATCATTTTCAAAATCTTCGAGGATTTCGAGCATCATTTTCAGCTCTTATCGTATAATCCCTCATAATAAATCATACAACGACTTTTGAGGCATACAGAAATTTCCTCTAAGTTTCCTCGGGACAAGCAAGTTGATAAACATGAATGTACAATATAGAATATACCTAACAAACTATATTAGTGAGGTTACAGTTAATATGGCAAGAAAGAAAATATCAGATGGTAAGAATTACATCTATGGTGCAAGAGAAGTGACAACAGGAAAACTTGTTTCTAATCTAACAAATCCTCGTCGTAAGTATTGGGACAGAGAAGGTAATGCACAGAATGCAATCAAATATCATAATAGTAGATTTCTAAGATACGGTGGAAAACCAGGGCTTGTAGAACTTGTTAAGTTTGAGCTTGTTGAAGTAACTGATAAAACAGTTGAATAAACTTCCACTATACATTATAATAATGTTATAAAATAACTGGAGGTTGTCACTATGTTATCTTTTGAAGTATTTTCTGAAATGGTTACTCGTTGGAAAACTGGTCGCGAAGAAGTTGACAAGTTTGAAGAGGCTATAGCTCCGTTTATGGAACGACAGCCGATTGTAACTGTGGGCCAGGATGTTCGTAATGCACTTGAGCAGTTGATCTGCATGATGTGTGGACTTGAAAAGAACAGCGACTTGCTCTGGTGGTGGGCTTTTGAGGATGTAGAAAAAGTCATCAAAGTAGACAGCGAACACGTTTATGATGTATCTACTTTGGAAGGACTTTACAAGTATATTTGCGACGGCAATGAAAGAGTGGATAAAAATGAAGAGATGTAAATGTTGCAAGTATAGATGCTCGTGTTGTGAAAACAGGCATAGAACTATGTGTGGATTCTGTATGGATGCATCGTGCTTTGAACGAGCACCACACATTGCATTCTGTCCTGATATTGGTGTTCCTGTAAAAGATATCGATCGTGCTGTTATTATTGTTGGGCAACCTCCACAAATAAAGAGAGAAGAACTGGCCAGGCATATTCATGAGTTCTTAGAAGCAAGTGGTGGTTTAACACAGGAAGAAATTGCTCTTTGAGGTGATAGATGAAGCATATAGTATTCAAGCGTCACAACATTGACTGGATAGCTACATGTTGGCTGGAAAGTAACGGTGTATGTGATGTTACTATCGAAAAGAAACGAGTTAACAAGAAATGGTATCAAAGTAGATACGAATACTTTGTAGACTTCCTGTGCGTTCCCGAATCAATCAAGGAACTAGAAGAAACAATTTACAAGATGCTTGATAAGAAGTTTTTTGATGTTCAGAAGGAAATGAATTTCAGAAAAGCGTACTATGATCTGGAGGATGTGACAAGTTTTGAAAGTACAAGTAATTGAAGTTAAGACAGTAAAACCATTCGAATTGTTGCGTCAAAATAGGCAGCTGGAAACAAAACTAGAACAAGCAGAGATCATCATTTGTCGGAATCAAACTACAATTGATGACTTACATAAAGAACTAGTTGAGGCTAATGATAAACTGCATCAACTGGAAAGAGCGGTTAAAGCTCAATCAGCTTGTTGGATGTGTAGTTCAAATAAAATTTGTCATCAAGGCGCTGCATTACCGCAAAGTCCTGATGCTTGTTGTGGTAAATTTACTTTTGGATATAAACAGTCTCAGAAACACAGCAAAACTTGTTGTGACTATAAACACGGTAAATATTGTTGGGGCCAGAAGGACACACCTCAATGTGATGAAGAGTTTTGTCCCTTGAATAGAAAGTGATATCGCATGAAAAGATTTACTTACTGGCTTGAGCATGAATCAAAGGATTGTGGAATGTGTGATCCTCCAATGTCAAATGAACTTGCACTAAAATTCCTGAAAGACTATCTTCTTGGAGAGAACTGGTATGTTTGCACTTCCGAAAGTCATGATCAATGTAACACGGCAATTGTTTATGAAATATTATACAACTATTCATCTAAGTTCAGGAAAGAGATGAAAGAATATAGAAACAGGAAGGAAAAGAAGAGATGGCGGAAAAACATCTAGTTTATGCAGAAGATATTATCTACAAGATAATGCAACATCCAAGCAAGAATATTACAAAAGGTCTTGTTAAACAACTTGTTGACGAAGTTGTTGCGGAAAATGAGGTTAAAGCACATGAGCGAAACAACTAAGATCATTCTTGAGATATTATATAGCTTAAACCAAGGAAACACAGGTTACTCTCAGGATAGAGTTAATGTGGCAATTCAACAGTACAATCAACTTGTTGAACATGAAATTATAGGAGGACCAAAGATCAGATTATGACACTTGAAATTTTACAGCGTGACATGATTATGTACTGGAAGGCTGGAAAGGCTTTCCAGAAGAATGTCATGATTGGCATGATTGATGCAGTTAAGAAAGCTGCTATGACTCCGAAGGGTCGTGTTGAAATTACTGAGCAGTTGGTAAACGAAACACTTATGAAGTATCAGAAGACTGTTCAGGAGCAGTATGACACTTGTCCTGATTCTGCAGGAGATCCAGAGCGGGATGCAGAGTTGAAGGAGCGTAAAGCTGACTACCTTGCTGAGTTGACTCTTGTAAAAGAGTATGCTCCTCAGTTAATGAGTGACTACAATGAAATTAAAGAAGCTGTTGTTGCCCTTTTGAGTGAGTACGGTCCTGTGGATGCTCTTAGCTCCAAGTCTAATCGTGGCACTGTCATGAAGATTGTTGCTCCTGCAATGAAAGGCAAAGCTGATATGGCTATTGTTAACAAAGTTGTGGGGGATCTGCTTGTATGATGTGTCAAGGAATTACATTAGATGATCTGATTGCGTCTTACATTCAGCGTTATCATTCCGATAAAACAATCCTTGTTATCCACAAGAATAACACAAGGGGCTATACAAGTGTACTTCAGCATCTTGAAGACGATCTTCTAATGCGTGTTCCACAAATCATAGAAATCAATTCGGACTATATATTTGTAGGAACTTCCCCTTATGACGGAAACGAGTTTCTGAAAGATAACAAACAAGCTGATTGCCAAACCCGGATTGACCTTTATGTTCAGGGTGTTCTATATTCTTGTAACTAAGAAAGGGAAGTAGGTCATGATTTACGGACTTGGCGAAGCAATGCTCTTGACGTGGGCGCAACTCGGAGTTGTTATCGAAGATATCAAAGAAACAACAGAGTTACTGAATGTCTATATATCAGTACCGAAATCCTCGTATCATAAGAATTGTGAGGCTGAAGAAATGAGCGGTATGTTTCTTGCAAAAAGATTCAAGGACTCCTTCATTGATATGGGAGTTAAACGAGTTGTAGTAAAAGCAAAAGTTCGTGAAGAAGATTGGACAAAAGAGTTGTCTAAAGAAGCAATAATTCGAACTAGAAAAGAATTGTATGGAAGTCAATGGTAACTCTAATAACTGGCTGTAAACTAACAGCCAGTTATTTTTATGTTTCACTGTATGATATATTGTAAACATAGTAGAATACGGAGAACTAAACTATGGCTTTTGATTATATTCGTCAAGTTGAGGTTGAAGGACACAACGGCACTATTCCTGTAGGTCACTATAACATTTCAACATTTAGAAGTAGTGCAAAGAAAAACAAGCACATCATAAAAATCACTGACAATAACTCAAGCAAATTAACTGGAGCAGTCACTATTGAATGCTATGACTCCACTTCAGGATCTTGCTGTAATGTTACTATTCCTGTTAACGGGTTGCAACCTGATGGTAAGTACTACATTGATAATAGACTTTCAAGTGCTACACCTTCTCATGTTTATGCTGAGGTTCGTGACACAACTAATCTATATGTTCAGTTAGAATTTGGAAAATCTGTTTGGACAAAGATACTGATTCAATCAGTATCAAATGTTGAAATTGTTGAAGCAGAGGCGGTAACTGGTCTTCCTGAGTTACAACTACAGCAAAAATATATGACCTTGATTGAAAACGTTGACTACGGGACCTCGTTACCGGCTGCGGGAAATAAAGGAAGAATCTTCTTTGTTAAAGTTTAATGAGGAGGAAACTAACTGATGGCAACGTATACTGGTTCAGCAACAGAGCTGAAAACATGTAGAAACGGATCCAGTTGGAGAGCAAGCTATCCGTATGCTCGTCAAGGTCGTACATATTCTTATGATACAGCTGCAAATATTGGACATATCGGATTTAACTTCAATCTACTAAATACTGCAATATCAAGTATTGTGCTAAAATGTACATTTCTCGATGCTGGTATTGGATCATGGTATACTAAGAATCTCTGTTTTTACAAGAATAGAGGAGTATGTACTCCGGCAAGCTATACCGATTCTTATAAACTTGGTTCCATAACAAGTACAGGAATGCATAACTGTACTACAACATGGACACTGAATTCAACCACAAACAAAGAGTTGTTTGCAGCTATGGCTGCATACTTTCAGGCCGGAAACAACGTCCTCATCATATGTAAACCCGAAGATACAAAAACTGAATCTTACGGAAACTACACTGATAACTATCTGGCAATAAGTGCTGTTGAAATAACAATAAATTATGAACCTACTTACAATATGGACGTTAACTACAAAGTTAACGGAACACAAACAGGATATTATAGTGGTTATGAAACAGCAGGAACATTTGATGCAGTTGTTGGTGGAACAACAGTTGCAGATGATGCTCTTGATCTTAACTATAGAGCAGTAAGTGGTACTTCTTACAAGGTAACAGCAAATCCAGCAAGTGGTTGGAGATTAGTAAACAACAGTGTTGCAGGAACTAACAAGAAGGTGGAAGGAACTTACCCCTCAAACGATTTTTCTGTTGTACTTGATTTTAGAGAAGAGTACACAATTACGTACAACAATGGAGGTGGTGGAACAAAGCCATCAAATCAAACAAAAGTTAACGGCACCGCATTAACATTGCGAGGCGCAATGACTAGACCAAATACGTCTCCTGGTAACTACACAGTGTCTCTTGTTCCTCAAAATGGTGAAGATAACTCTACATTAACTGCAACACGAACTACATCATATACATTCTTAAAATGGAAATCAACAGCTGGAATAGAATACTCAGGTGGGGGCAGTTATTCTACAGAAAGTGCAACTACAATGACTGCTCAGTGGTCATCTAATACTGTAACTTCTGCAGTCACACTTCCAACATTAACAAAGCCTGGATATGCATTCATGGGGTGGTCAACATCCCCGAACGCAACTACAGGTGTGTCCGGCAACTATGTTCCAAGTGGCAATGTTACGCTCTATGGTATATGGGCACCGGAGGGACTTGTTAACATTGATGATGGATCAAGTTTCAATCCACACACAATCTGGATTGATAATGGAACAAGTTGGGACCAGTACATGGCATATCTTGATACAGGAACTGAGTGGGTTCTATGTAATGAATAATCTTGATGAGCTACTAGCGAAAGTTAGTAGCTCATTTTTATAGTTGATAGTTACTTAACAGTTTATTATAATATGTATGTAGATAAAACTGTAAAGGACTGGTACTTATGAAGAATGTTTATATCGGTGTTGTTGATACTGAAATCCCCTCCACTCTTGAAGTAGAAAAGTGTCGACTTATTAACAAACTCCAAGTTGAGTTAAATCAGCCCTACATGATCAACTTCAAAGAGGAGTCACTTGATGCACATCCTTATGTTATTACAATGCTCCTCGATGAGTTCAAACGTGAGGACAATCAATATTCCTGGCGAGGTTTTCTTGTTGGAAGAGCAGAACTTATTGAAAAGTTGAAAGATAGATATCGAGCGTTAGTACTTGAATGTACAGTGATGGATAAGATTCCTGCAAGTTTCAAAGTTCTTGAATTTACTGAGGAGAGTGAATAACATGGCAAAGTTTATTCAGGTTATCGATGCTCAAAATGAAAAGAGACTTATCAATGTTGACAGTATTTCTGATATCTATGAAAACTTTATTTATCTAGAAGCTGTCGAAGGTGATAGTCAGATAAAGATACGAACTGCTCACAACTATGAAACTCTTGTTCTTAAGTTACAGAACGCTGGTGTGGAGGTCTACTTCGAATGAAAGCAGCACTAGTACGTAGTGACTATAGCACCACCAAGTTGAGTTTGATACAAACCGATGACGGTGATATTGTAGTAAAGACTCACGGCCATGATGAATTTCGTATTGCTACTTCGGGTGGTCAATTCCACGGTGAAAAACTTGTTGAAATTACAAACAAGTTCAACGAACTAATTGATCTTCTTGGAGGCAGATATCTTGGATAGAATGAGAGACATTGTTATTCGTGGAAGATTTCATCCACAATGTCAAGGATGTACAAAACTTGTACTGGAACGCAACGGTTATGACAATGTTTGGACTTGTTGTTTTTACTACCAGTGTAATTATCAACTGTGCCATGAAAACGTATGTATCGGAACAAGTTGCCATAAGGAGCTAGAGGATGAAAAACCTGAAGTTAGAAACTGATACTCATGAATTGAAAATTCTACCACAGTATTTTCACGCTGTTTGGGATGGATACAAAACATTTGAGCTAAGAAAAGCCGATCGTGATTACAAAGTTGGAGACTACTTGTTACTTCGAGAATACACAGGTGAACACTATACAGGTTCTTTCATAAAGGTGATAATTACTTACATACTGAAAGATTGTCCTGAATATGGTCTGGACAAAGATTACTGTATTCTCAGCTTCAAGAGAGTATCTTTTAACGACGTCTGTAGTTGATTATTTAACTGTTAAATTATATAATAAGTACATAATCAATAAGGAAAGAGGTACTTATTATGCGTAAAGAGGACTTGATCTACCTTGTCATTGAGTTAATAACTCTTGCAGCTCTCATTATTGAGCATGCTGTATTTCATCTGGATCTTGCGCTTGAATTGATGTGCATTTGCGCAGTTGTAACTTTAGGCCATTTCATAAAGATCATGCTTCCCTATGCGATAACAGTTACATACGAAGAATGTTAATTGACGATTATCAGCTCGCCCTTGTTGAAGGGCGAGCTGATTTTGTTTACAGTTGAATAATCTTTGTCTATACTATATAATAACAGTATAATAAGAAGGAGAATATCGTCATGACTTATACCATCCATTCAATGTTGTTGGAACGCTTCGAGAACAAACTAAAGAGCTTTCAGCGCAAGTTTGCAAAATATGGTGACGGTAACCTTACTTACACTGTATCAGATCCTTACATCTACGAATTCAACGCAGATGTTGAGGGATCCATCGAAGCATTCAACGGACGTGAAGTTATTGATATCAGTGTTGAGGGAGAATACAAGATCAATGATTATGAGTTTGTTGCTTCGCTTCAGTTTGACGCTGAGTCTGGTCGAAATATTGTTAACGGTGACAACATCCCTGAGAGGTTTTTAACTCGATGTGCATGTGACCACTGCAAAACAAATCGTTCCAGAATTCGTACTGTTGTTCTTCGTAAAGGTACTGAATACATTCAGGTTGGCAATTCTTGCGTGAAGGATTACCTCGGTGTCAATATTGAAAGATATGCAAGTTATCTCAGCTTCTGGAAAGATCTCGAAGAGATGGAAGAAGATAACAAGATCATGATTGTATCAGCTCAGCCTGCTTATCTTGTTGAGGATGTCCTCCTTGAAACTGCTCGTCGTGTTTCTAAGTCTGGATATGTTAGCAAAGAAAAAGCTTGGGAGCTGGAAGTTGATCCTACTTCAAGAGCTGTGTGGAACGCGTTACACTCAAACACTAAGTATGAATATACAGAGGAGCACAGAGCTGCTGTTACTGCTGTTATTGAGTTTGTTAACAGTCAAGACGAGGATTTTGGTTATGTTTCTAATCTGAAATCTCTGGTTGGCAATAAATATGTTACCAGTAAGAACTTCGGGTTGCTTGTTAGTTCCTTTGGTTACTATGCAGCTGAAATGCGTAAGGTTGAAAGGGAGAAAGCTGATAAAGTTACAGCAAACAGCAGCTGGATCAAATCTGTTGGAGATAAGATCAAATTTGTAGCTCAACCTGTTATGATCTATTCTATGGAAACTCAGTGGGGCTATTCTTATATGTACAGGTTTGTTATCGATGGTAACGAACTTATCTGGAAAACAGGAACTTGGTTAAATACTGAGATTGAATATGAAATATCAGGAACGATCAAAGCTCACAATGACTATCGTGGTAAGAAACAAACGGAACTGACTCGTTGCAGAGCACGAGAGATTGCTCGTAAATTCCACAATGATAAAGTTGAGAATGAGGCTCCTGAATGGTGGAACATGATCTAAGTTGATCATCTTGGTAAAATCAACTACAATTATATTGATATCAAATACATAGGAGGATTTTGTATGACTTTCGTGGGACGTGGCGTTGAGAAGCTGTTACGGGAATGGCGTGTTGAAGCAAAGAATAATCATCTGTGCTTGTATAAGGGTGAAGGAGACACTTTGATTATCTATACTGATCGCCCTGGTTACATGATTGGAATGCACGGAAATCTTGTTGACAAGTATCGTAAGAAGATTTCTGAAGCATCTTTCGGAACCATCAAAAATATCTCGTTTATTGAAACATACGGAATCTTCTAGAGGGAGTCAAAATTGAAAGAAACATTGATTGTTATCGGAGTTGCTGTTGCAATTTTCAGTGTACTACTTATCTGTAGTTTAATGAAAGTTTCAAGCGACTGTAGCCGTGAGGAAGAGCGGAGGGCAAGAAAGCATGAATTGTCCGATATGTAATGAAGAGCTGACCTTACTTAGAGATTGCGACAGTAGTTTCTGTACTACTTATCGGTATGTCTGCCAGAAAGAATCAGTACCACATTTCATGACTGAAGCGTATGGTTCAGAACCATACGCAGCACTGGAAGTGCAGAGTGGCAACAGTTTCTCGTCGACAAGTACTACAGCCTACTGGAATCTCAAACTTGGAGGAGATGTGGTTTGCTCGCATTGTGGAAATGTTGCAGGTACAATGATTAAAGGAAGTGACTACGATGAGATTGTACAGAAGAACAGGTTCTGCAACAATTGTGGTCGCAGTATGAGCAAACCCAAAGTTGTCTCAGATGATCTTCCTGCTGTTCCAGAAGCAATCACTGTGGCTGATTACAACAAATTCTATCATAAGTATAAGAATCATGCAGAATCTTTTATCAAGTTGCTTGATAGTGCAATTGATAAATGTAATGATTCTCAAGACACAAGAAAGCAACTTGAGTGTATCGGATGGAGTAAAGAAATTCGGGATACTATCCGTGTTGCACTTGAAATGTATGAACAGATTATGAAATCAAAGTGTGTTGGAAAAGTTGTTAAAAGTCGCTACAGAGATGTAGTTCTTTGTGAGAACTGTAGTAACTGCATGATTAAAACATCTCAAGGGTACATCTGTAAAACAAAGGGATTGATGCCGTTTGATGGATATTGTTCTGACGGGCTTGTTGGAAAGGTGCAAGATGGAAAAACTGAGTAAATTCATTGCTCTGATCCTGAGGCACAAACCAGAAGCCGCAGGAGTTATTCTTGATAGTAACGGCTGGGCGGATACAGAAAATCTTATTCAAGGAATTCGTAGAACCAAAGACCCTTCATTTACTCTAGAGAAGTTAGCTGAGATTGTTTATACCGATGAGAAAGGTCGTTACTCTTTTAGTCATGATCTGCGACGCATTCGTGCAAATCAAGGACACTCAGTTAAAGTTGATGTTGAATTACAAGAAGTAGAGCCTCCAACATTGTTATATCATGGAACGGCTACAAAATACATCGACTCTATTGAGAAGGAGGGTATCGTCTCAAAATCAAGACTATATGTACATCTTTCGGAAACAGTTAATACTGCGACTGAAGTTGGTAAACGGCACGGCAAACCTGTAGTTTACACAGTTCATGCAAAAAAGATGTTCGATCATGGTTATAAATTCTACAAGTCTGTTAACGGTGTGTGGTTAACAGACAAAGTGCCTACAGACTACTTCGGATACAAGATCTTTGATTGGACAGGTGTTGAGGAAACAGCAGATGAGGTATACAACGAAAATTGAGCTGCCTGTAGCAACAGCAAAGAGTGGAAACTATGTCTTAACTAAATATGCACTTGAAAAGCTCATAGATCAGCTGAAAACAAGATGTAATGTTATCAACATTGAATGGCATGAAGGAAACTGCACTGCAACTATAGAAATGTTTTCTCCAGTGGAACTCGAATCTGAGCCAACATCTTTTGAATTGTTTGTTAGGGATATGATTTCCCAAGTAAATAGGAAGAATTTGACATAGATTTCTTTTTGAAAAAGTTAACAAGTTAAATTATATATCAGATTCAAAAATCTTGCACAACTTAAAGCACAAAGTTTGTAGAGCCGCTGAATTCAGCGGCTCTACTTTTATAGTTGATTTATCTTTACTGTTAAATTATAATATAAGTATAATAAGGAGGTATAAACTATGAAATATGCAGTTAATGTTTGTGTAAAAACTACTGAAACCACCAACTGGGACCCAACAGTTACAAACATCAATGATATCCTTCTTGATTTTGATGGAATCAGTGACGCTTGGTTTATCAATAAGAAACACATCTGTGGTAACGAGTACCTTCTAGAATACTGCGTAGCTGCAGAAACAATGCCAATTCCTGGCAACTTGATAAAGACTCTCAAATCTAGATTTCCTGTCTCTCAAGTTAATGTTACAAGATATCACTGGTATAGTAAACAGGAAGAACAGTTTCAGTGGGTAAACGACGGCATAACAGCTTATTCAGACGGAACCGTTACTCACAACGATACTTGGGATCTTTTTGATGGTGATTACTGTGTCTTAAGTGTTTACTATATTCCGACCCTTACAAAAGACTGGACAGCAGTAAATCGTAGAAGAAGATTTGAGGAAGCAACATTCTGTTTTGCAACGTCCACCGCGTCAGGATTTAATTTACTTGACAGCACGTCGTTAGAGGACGCACTAAAGGAAACAGAAAGAGCATATATCGACCTGATGAAACAGCGGATTGTTGATCAAGAAGCTAGACTGCAAAAGTTACAGGACACATTGAAAAACTTCAAAGCGTGGGCAACGGAATAACAATGAGCGGCAACTTAGTTGCCGCTCATTCCATAAGTTGATAAACTTGAACAAATCATATATCATTGAAATGAAAATATCCGTATATTGTATATTTTTATATATGTATACCAAGAAGAGGGATTGATGAGTAACGCAGTAATCATCCGAGCTGAAAAACGACAAAATTATTCAATCATGAATAATCAGATCGGGCAAACAACAAATATTTCTTGCAGGGCGATTGGACTATACCATAAACTGATGACTCTTCCACCGCAGTGGAACTATTCTATAAGTGGGCTTGCAAAGATTTGTAAAGAAAGCGAAGCAACAGTTCAATCGATGTTAAAAGAACTACAGGAGTTCGGATACATTGAAATCAACAAGAAATATCCGTCAAAAGAAACAAAAGGTAGAATACAGTTTGAATATATTCTACATGAAACATCTATAACTCCAGAGAAGTTAGAGACTTTTGTTGACTGGTCAAAGATGCAGAAAGATTAGAATACAAGCCCCCGAAAAACAACCTCTTGTATTACAACCGTTTGTATTTTTAGGGCAATATATTATATAATTATAAAGTAAATAAAATATATAATAATGTTATTACATAACATTATTAAGAGGTTTATGAAAACCTCTAAGAAAGGGTAACTTGTGACTGATAAAATATTCACATTACTGTACAGTTTTAGCAAGACATTCTCCATGTTATTCTGTGTACTTCTATTTGCAATGACTGGTACTGCCGAGGGAGTGTGTCTTTGTGGAATCTTTTCTGTTGTAATCTTTGTTATAGAATTGAGTTCTGTACTAAGTAGTGGTAAAAAGCATAAGGGTCGTAAAAAATGAAAATTAGAAAATTACATGAAGATAATGAGCTTGAAAAGCGAGCAAAACAGCAGAGAAAATATGGTAAAGGGTTGAGTCCCTTCTGTACTTTGAATCCTGATGCAGGAAATGTTGAACACAATGTGGCGATGTTTAACACGATGAATAGTCCGATTGAGGGTCCTTCAAACAATCCTGTTAGTGGTCCTCATGGTGGGGACGTGTCCGCTGGAGTTGCCGAGTCACTTCAGGAAAGCGCTGAATTCATTGAATTACATTATGATAATCTTGAAGTTACAATTGTCACTCGCCCTGCAAAAGCTCCAAGTTATCATTTTGAATATGATCGTGATGAAGCACAGACTGTTGAAGAAAAGATTGCTCACGATTATTCTGTTCCCAAGAAAAACATTGTTGAGTTCTTGATGGAAAACATCACCGATGAAGATCTTGAAAATATTGAAGATGTAAATGATAAAGAACTTGAAGAGTTTGTTGAAAAGAACTTCGATAAACTATTTGATAAATATGAATTACAAATTCTTGATAATTTTAGAGATGACGCAAGGGAGGATGCAGAAAGACATATGAACGAGTCATTGAGCACTGCACTAACAGAAGAGGTTGGTAAGATTAGAACTTTCTTGCAATCTCTACACTTGAAGGAAGATTACTCAAGAAAAGAGTTGACAGAAGATTCAATTTCAAGATTGATGTCTTTGAAAGATCTGCATGAAAAATATTCTCAGATTGATGATACAGTTCATATGAGTAAGATTGTTGAGAAGATGGCGACAATCTTATCAGAATGCTCAGATTTGAATCTAACGGAGTCAAGTGGTGAGTATGTTATCATGGCTGTTACCAAAGAGGGAAAGAAACAGTACTACAATATGTCGTCTGTGCCTCACTGGGTGGATAAAGGAGCTGATGCAACAATCTTTGATGATATGGATGAAGCTCGTGCTGTTTGGTTTAAGATTGATCAGAAACCATTCAAGCGAGTCATGATTCCAAACTACGATCATGAGTTGATGAATGAGACTCTTACACCTGTTGATGTTGATATGATGTATCGTAGAGATATGCTTCGTGATCGCATTTCCTTCATGATGGATTACACTGTTGGAAAATATTTTCAAACACTACCCCACAATCTTGACGGCTATCGCGTTAACACAAAGTCAGGTCATCCCATTATGAAACTTGAATTTGATACATCTAACCCTGAATCAGATGATATTATTTTTACAGTCGACGGTAAGAAGAAACAAGTTTTCAAAACTGAGCGCGATGCAGCAAAAGCAATCATTGATCTAGCACGCAGAACACATTTTAGTTCATTTGATGTTGCTGTCGAGAGTGTTGAACTAGATGATGACATTCATTCCGATTGTTTGGGAGAATCAATTCCTGATGATTGGACTAACTACAACGGTGCTTGGATCTATCCTGTGTATGATGGCTGGGAAGGTAATCTTGATGGTTTACACTATTCTGCAGATACAGAGGAAGAACTAAAGGCAAAGATTGATAGAGCAATCAAAGATGGTTGGACTAAAAATGATAAATTGAAACAGTATTTCAAAGAGAGTTTTATTTTTGGCGATGATGAGGATGTATTCAATGATTCCTCTGATTATGAATATGTTTCTAGTAAGTCCGTGATGGATTCCGATGGATTCTATACTGATTACACTTGGTACAAGCACACTGACGGAACTCATGTGTTTGTATTTGGTGACAGTGATATTTATAAGCCTGAAGATGGTTACTTTGATCACACCTGTGACAGTGAGTCAGAAGCAGCTGAGTGGTTTGCAAGTTATAGAGGCTTCGATGAGGACATTCTTGAAGACACAGAATCTGATGTTACTCATCTTAAACTTAGCGGAAATATGATTGAGATTCCTATTGAGGACAACTCAGAAGTTGGTGAGCTTGGTCATCCAATTCAGCAAGGAATCGGTGATCCAAGACGTAAGAAAGAAGTTGTTTCAGAAGCCACTGCAACTTTGGAAAGACCTCTTTCAAATCTTAGCGGTACATTATCAAGTGTACTTCTAGCTCATAAAGATGAAGTTGATACTTTATTTGATAGAGCTGATGCAATTGAGTTCCTTGACCGAATTCTTCCTGAAGTGAAGAGTAAAGCTTATGTAATGAGAGTTAAGCAAGACATCTTAAAGAGTCGTCGCAGTCCTGTTGAATATTTTTATAACATTATTCTGAAGGGCGATGGTGACGGAACCGACAAGGGCGGCGCTGTTACAAAGAAGGCTCAAGTTCGTAAGTGGGCAAGAGAGAATTTGAATGAAGCAATGTGGGAGAAGGGTGATTCTATAACACTCTGGTGGAAAGATCCAAGTTGGGATAAGAATACTCCTTGTTATGCTTCTTGCACATATGTAGGTAGAACTCGTGACGGCAAGTACAAGTTTGAATCTGATACTTATGGTTGGATGTATCTACTTGATTTAGAAAATAAGAAAATTACTACACCTCGTGGAAAGGTGTTCGATGTTTGGAACGACAGCGGTTGGCTACATGAAAATGTAGAAACAGTTGTCAAATATCCTAACGGTATGCCTGTCACAGATGTTGATCTTGAGCGTGCATTAGATTACATGTACGGAACAGATCGTGATCCTGAGTGGACTTATACTGATGCGGAAATGCAGAAAGCTGTTTACTACTGGATGGATAAGACTGATCCTCGTCCTGATGGGAAGTCTTACATGAATGAAAATTACAGAATTCAGTTCTACCAGATTTTCAAAAATCCTGAAAAGCCAACTGACAACGGCAAGATGATTGCTCAAGCAGGAACCGAAGAGGAAGCAAAAGCAAAGGGTGATAAGTTAGTTGGTAAAGGTAACTACTTACTTAAAGCTGTTTGTGATGATGGCAAAGTTCGTGATGTAGATCTTTACAGCTACTTTAATGAATCGATGTTAGATGAAGATGTTGATGATTGGTCACTATCTGTGTATGACGATGATATATTGTTAAAAGACAATCTCTGGAGTGTATCAGATGCGCTAGAGTTTATTCATGTAAACGGTGGTAACATTATCAAAGTAGATGCTCCTGATGCAGAGTCTCGAATCATCTGGAAAGATGGAAAGTCAGTTGGTACTGGTTTCATTGGTATGGACTACGATGCGGATATGAATACAATCTATGCAGCTGATGGTGAGGACGTCCCTACTCATGAGCCTGCCAAGACATTCGATGTTCATAAGTGGCTCTATGGTGAAGAGCTTGATGATACTTTAACTGAGTCAAGATCCATCAGAGCTGGTGATAGAGTGCAGATGGATTACTACATGAAGTTGAATAACGGTGCCATTGGAACATGCACAGGAAGAATCGGTGAGCTCTGTTATATCACCTGGGATGATGGCACAAAATCAAAGGAAATTACAAGTTATTTGAAACTTATTGAAAATGAGAGCCCCATTAACGAGTGGTATGAATTTAGTGACGACGATGTTGAAGATGATCTGATGCACGCCGCTGTTTATGGTGGTGACAGCAAATATTGCAGAGTTTGTGGTTCAGTAAAAGAATACGATGAAGATGGATTTGCTTTCTGTCCTGAATGTGAGAAAGATACGCTTGATGAGGCTCTTGCTATAGGAGACAAAGTACAGATAAGCACACCAGGTAATGCTGCTTATGATGGACGACAAGGTGTAGTAGATTACGTTGGTGATGTTATAACAGTTCTATTTTCTGATGGTGTATCTCCTAAGATGAATAACTTTGATCCTCATCAAGTAAAGAAGTTGAATGAATTATTATCAAATAAAAATACTGAGCTTGATGAAGCATCTTACGGCGGAGCATTTGATATTAGAGATGATCAATATTTCATGAGAGATGATCTTGTTGACTGTGCTGAAAAGGTTGTTGATCATCTTAACGAAACATTCGATGATACATTTGAGATTGTCGATCTTGCAATGGAAGGTAATGTTCTTGTTCTTGGAGTTGAGGGCAAGAAACTTGGAAACTATGAGGATCGTTGCACAATTGATATGAGAAAGATTCGTGTTCCTTCTGATTTAACTAACAAGTATTCTCTTGATATTGCTTCAAGATTGATTGCACAGATTAAATCTTGCAACGACATGTGAGGTGCTTAAGATGGCCGACTATGTAGATGTTTCAACACTTGAAGTTAAAGAAAATAGATATCATGATCTAGATATGTTCTATGACAACAAGCGCATGTTTGCTGACAGAGAGAAGGACAGTGCTGAACTCCTTGATTTTCTCGATCAGTTAAACAATGCAGGAGTTGATTACGAGGAGTACAAGCATAAAACCGATCCAGGATGTACAATTTTCTATGACGACAATAAATCATTAACAGAGGCAAGAGACTTTAACAAAGTCCAGAAAAGAATTGCTCGTGTTGGTGAATTTGATAATGGTTATGTAATGCATTCTGATTGGAAAGTAATGTCCATTGAGGATTCAGAAGAACAGGCCAGGATGAGGTCGTTAGAGAATCCCGATGATGTTTTCTATGTACAGTACGATGACATCATGAATCCAAGTTCAGATATCAAGTGGAAAGCTGGTAAGCAACTTCAGGAGCAAGAACATGATAAGCCTCTTTTTATCATAAAAGATTCAAAAGGTAATCAGTTATCCGCACCGAATCCTGATGACGAAGAGCTATGGGATAGAGTAGCATCAATGGAGGCAAGAGGAAGACGCGGTCTATGTGTTGTTGCATATACTGGCAAAAAACTTTCTGAAGATACTGAATTTGATGATGATGTAAGTTCCATATCATATTGAAAGTATAGAGTTGTAAGAGCCGAGCTGTTGTTGTAAGCTCGGCTCTTCTTGTATATATTTATAACAGTATATCATACTCAGGAGGTCAAGATATAGAATGTACGGAAATGTATATCAAGGAATTACTTGGATAATTCCGTTTGCTGAACAAGTTAATTATCCTCTGAGTAGTGGTAGTGACTTTGGGCCAAGAGCTCAGTTTGCAACATCAGATGGGCAATATTCCACAACTAATCATAGAGGACTTGATCTCAATCCAAAGAGCAATCTCATTGTTGATGCAGACAATGTTGAAGTTCTAGCAACAAGAGCGGGAACAGTCACAAGTGTTGGAGGAAATGCAACTTATGGTGCAGGATACTATGTTTACATAGATCATGGAGATGGCTATAAGTCACATTACTTTCATCTAAAACAGAATTCAATAGTTGTTAAAGTTGGTGATGAAGTTGCTCAAGGGCAGAAGATTGCTATAAGGGGTACAACTGGATCGTCAACTGGAAGGCATCTTCACTTTGGTGTTACTAAAACTGGAGATATTCCTTCGGGTTTGAATACAATCAGTTATAATGGCTCCGTCTATGTCGATCCCGAACCGTTGATCCTTGGTTCTGGATCAAGTAATGAAGTTTCTATAGTGTCTGCTCCTACTGTTGTTGAAGATATGGATGATCCTCATGATGGTGTTGATTTCACAGGCTTAACATATTCAAGTGAAAACAGACCACATTTCTGTTTACAATCGGATAGTACTTGTTATGTTGGTACAACAACTTTGGATTCTATCAAAGGTATTGTTGTGCATACTACAAACACATTTGATGACACAGTAAGAAGGTTCATACAGCCATCAGACAGTGCAACTAACAAAGATGATATGTTATTGTTGATAGGAACTAACTCTAACAAAAATGACTGGAACCATTGTGCAAGTTCTGAATGTTTTCATGCAGTTATCGGTAAACTGGCTGATGATACAGTATCTACAGTTCAAGCCCTTCCGTGGAATTATCGTGCTTGGGGATGCGGAACTGGTACTGCCGGAACTCTTAATGACGGATGGATCCAAATTTTACTTTGTGAAGACAGTTTACATGATAAAGATTACTTCGAAGCTGTTTACTCAGAGTTGTGTGATCTAGTTGCGTATCTTTGTAGATTATTCAAACTTGATGTAAGAGGCTCTGCAAGTTGTGGCAACGTTAGTACAAGCGTACTGCTTACTCACAATGAGGCATATAGAGCTAAACTAGCTTCTTCAGCTCAAGATACTGTTAACTGGTTTTCAAAATTCAATGAATCAACGATTTCTCTGAAAAATAATGTTGCTCATATACTTAGTGGAAATAGTGTAACAAACATTCCTGTTGATTCTCTTGTTAAGATCAAAGAGGGAGCTGTTGCTAGAAATGGTTCTGATGTTCAAAATTGGATGAGAACAAAGAAGTGGATTGTTGAAGAGTCGGCAGAGAATGAAATTTATTGCTTACTTGGTGCTTGTGAAGATCCAGCTGCTCCAAGACTTGATCTATATTTCTTAAAGTCTGATCTTGAAATAACTACCGCAACAGAAGATACAACAAATCAAACTCCTGTAGTTGAAGACTCAGATGCAGCTAAGATCTGGAACATGTTGTATGCTGATATTCAGAACAAGTATGGTGTTGCTGGATTGATGGGTAACTTATATCATGAGTCTGGTTTACGATCAAACAATATGGAAAATTCATATGCCTCTAAAGTAACAGGTAAAACTGGAAATGAAGCAGATGAGATCTATACTAAGTGGGTTGATGATGGAACGTATACAGAGTTTGACTGGGACAAGGTTGGATACGGATTAGCTCAATGGACATACTCAAATAAAGCAAGAACCTCAAGCAGGAAGAAAAACTTGCGAGAATACATCAAAGGAAAATCCGGAAATCTGTCAATTAGTGACAGAGATGCGCAAGTTGAGTTCTTGATAAAAGAGTTGAAAGAAAGTTACAGATCTTGTTACAATGTTTTAACATCTGCAACTAATGTTCAAGAAGCTTCTGATAAAATCTTAACTGATTTTGAAAATCCTGCAGATCAAAGTGATTCAGTTAAGCGGAACAGGGCAAGCAAAGGACAAGAGTATCTGGATAGTTATCAGACCGTTTGTTCTCATCAGAATACACAAGGTGTGCCTACAACAAAACTTGTTGATGCTGTTCCTGCAACATGTACAACAAACGGATATTCTGGTGACACCATCTGTACTCAGTGTAACAAAGTTTTACAGTATGGTAAGGTTTTAACAAAAACTTCTCATGATCTGGATTGGAGAGGAATTTGTAATACTTGTGGTTTCATTGACGACTCTTATGTATTTGAAGAATTGGTATCGAGAAATGATTTATATGCAATTCGTAAAGTGCTCAAATCAATGCTTGATAGAAATAGTTGAAAGGAACTTACATGAGTTCTATAACTTATGATTTTATTGTTGGTGATGTTGTTCAGATAACTGGCAAATCATCATATGATGGATCTGCTCTTGATTCGAGAAAAATTGGCAACAATATGAACTGGATCATAACAGCTGTGGATCATAAACTAAGTATGGCTGTACTTGGAAAATATAGAGCATTCGGGTTACCGTATGCACACAATCCTGCTCTAGTTGTACATATGAAAGATCTTAAAATGGTTCAAGACGCTTGTAGACATAGTGAAACAAGAGTTCTTGAAGCAATTCCACCATCCTGTTGTAATTCTGGAAAGACACAAGGATTGCAATGTGCTCTTTGTGGAGAAATACTTTCTGAACAACTATTAGTTGATCCACTCGGACATCAGTTTGAAAGTGATTATGATGCCGGTAAAAGAACTTGTATGCTGTGCAAAGTGGAAGAATACATTCCAAAAAAGAATGTTGAGTTAACAAAGAAAGATCTGGAATCACTAATATCAATAATTGATAACATGCTTGAGGATGGAAACGCAGAAGATAAGGGTGTTGAATTAACATTACCTGATGCTAGTTTTTCATATGTTAATTCTTCTTATGGTCATGCGACAGCTGAATACATATCAAAAGATCTTAACGGCTTCTTTAGAAAAGCAACATCTGATACAACGCATAAGTTGCCATTGATTGTTTGGTTTCATGACATAGCTGCAATAGGAATGACTAAAGATCAATTTAACAAGGACACCGTTTCAAAATCTATTGTAAGTGGTAAAAGTGGATTCAAAGCTCACCTTTTTGCTCCTCAACTTCCTCAAGGAAGCTGGATGGAGTATAAAACACAGTTCTTCAACACCATTGAATATCTCATCAATACTTACAGCATTGATACCCGTAAAATTGTTTTAATGGGAGCAGGATTGGGTGGATCCGCAGTTCAGTTTTTCGCTTATCAGCGTCCTGAATATTTTTCTGCATTTGTAGTAATTGATGGACACACTGCATATGTAGATCTAGATTCGTTAAGTGATCGTTCTGGAGACTTCTATCTATATTCAACAGGAACAGTTTCACATATGAATCAGTTGAGTGACAGACTTAATGATGCAGTTGAAGTCGTTGATTCAGTTAATACAGCTGTTACTTATGCATTTTCAAATGTTGGAACTTTGTTAAGTAAAAATGCACCAAGTTCTGAGGAGCCCGAATGCCCGTTTGAAGTTATGGTTCTTTCAAACAAAGTTTTGTTGAAATCTGATTCCACCACTGATTCAGAGCCAGTTGAGAATCAAGCCGCACTAAGAGGTCATAAGTTAAAAATTGTTAAGACACAAGAGAGTCAGAACTACTTATGGGGAAGACTTGATTCGAGCATCTGGGAACCGTTGGAAACTGAGGGAAATGTGACAAGTTCAGCGGCGTGTTGGATACCTCTTGAAAATACAAATTACTTTAACAACGAAATCATAGACGATAGTGAGATGATTGTTCCTTGTTGTTATAACAGTTTTGGAAAAACTTTTGCAATCTATCGCTCTAATGGTGCGGAATATCAACACACCGGAATTGATTTACAAGCCCCTAGAGGTACCCCTGTATATGCGGTCGCTAGTGGTTACGTTAGTGAGATATCTTCCACATTATTGGATGGTAACAAGCTAACAATTGAACACGACGATGGTATGACTTCTATCTATAGCCACATAAATTCCATATCTGAGTTCTTTGTTGGTAAAAGAATTCAACTTGGAGAGATGGTTGGTAAAATAGGAGATACTGTTGTTGAAGAAGATCCACATCTACATTTTGAAATAAAAGATTCCAGTGGAATATTTGTAAATCCAAAAGAATACATCGAGTTTATCTGAAATATACTGTATATAATACATATCATTCTTTATGAGAAAGGTAATATTATATGGCAGAATTCTGTAAGGACTGTTTCAAGAAGTTGGAACCTTCAATAGAAGAACAGCTGCTTGTTATGAGTCAAGATGAGGAATTGTGTGAGGGTTGTGGTGAAACAAAACAGATTGTTGTTGAAGTTAAGATTCCAGAGCCTACAATGACTGTTGCAGAATGTCAAGTTGAAACTCAGAAACATATTGAAATGGTTCGTAAGTATATTCGATTCATGATTGACAAGATTGAAACACGTGGTGTAAAACATGATGCTTCAAAACTTGAATCTCCTGAAGTTGAATTATTCACACAATATACTCCGAAATTATCTTCTACTACTTACGGTAGTGAAGAATATCAAAGTTATCTTGAAGGCTTAAAGCCTGCATTAGATCATCATTACGCAAGTAACAGACACCATCCCGAGCACTTTGTTAACGGTGTCAATGATATGACTCTAGTTGATATCATTGAAATGTTCTGTGACTGGAAAGCAAGTACACACAGAATGAATGATGGTAATTTGTTAAAGAGTATTGATGTCAATGCAGAAAGATTCAAGATTGACAAACAGTTAAAACAAATATTTGTAAACACTGCTCGTATGATTGACGAGCATGAATAAAATGTAAAGGACGGAAGTTAAAATGAACTGGGATGTAGTATTAACTATCGCAGCAAGCTTGTGTACCCTGATTGCCGCATTTATCGGCTATTATCTGTACATCAAGAGAGAGATTGAGTCTCGTGTTCCTGATGCCATTAACGGCGCTGAAGATACAGGAATGGCTGGAGCCGAGAAGTTCGAGGAAGCTGTTGCAACAATTTATGCTCTGATTCCTGCTGTTGTTAAGCCATTCATTACAAGAACTCTTGTTGAAGAGCTTGTTCAGAGTGTGTTTGACAAGATGGAAGATTATGCAAAGAAACAGCTTGATAAGAAAGCAGCTGAGTAATCTAGTTAAAGTATAAATGATTGCACACAATCTTGTGTGCAATCATTTTTTGTTATTGACTTTCGTGTATATATATTATATAATTATGTAAACTACTACAAGGAAATACTGAAATGAAAGTACAAAAACTATCAGAGTCCTTTAACATTAGAAAGATTGACTCAACAGAGTTGAATGAGGAACTCTTGCTTGAAGATCCACACATAGATAGATCGAGAATGGATAGAGCGAAAGCAAAACAAGATAGAGAAAAACAAAAAGCTGAAAAGAAAGCTCAGAAAGCTCTTGAGAAAGATTTTGCTAACGCAACAAAACGAGCAAAATTTTACATAGATAATAACTACAGTAAACCATATTCTCAAGCAGAGTGGCGTGCATTGATTGATAAGATGCAAAAGAAATTTGATGACGAGGATGATCGTATTGCTCAGATGGAACAGCCAGCTGATATGAATGATGCCTCTCATCCAACTAATAAAGCAAGAGCTAAGAACGATGCGGCTAGAAAGAAATTTGATGCTCAAATCTACAATGCCATTGTTGTTGCCGAAGAAGGACATTACATTCGTAGAGGCGGTGAATATCTTGAGCGTCAGTTAATTCCTTTCAGCCCTGGACACAACGATAAAATTACTACTGGTTACTTCATGGAGCCTTATAAGTACAAAGGAAGCTCTAGTGGCAGCTCAAAAACAAAGAGCAGTGGTACTAAATCGTCCGGCACAAGAACAAGATCAGGTAAGATGACGGAAACAAGTTTCAAGAAGTTCCAGAGACTTGGTAAGCTCACGGGTATGCAGTTATTCGATGCAGAAAATAAACCTGTTGAACTTGATGCTGCTACTTTGGATGCACTTCCTACATATACAATTCAAGTTGGCTCAGTTAAGATGGATGCAGCTTCTTGGCTATCAGATGCAAGAAAAGCTGGTATCATATAAATAATTTTCAGTATTTCTATAAATAATATATTGAGGGATTTACAATGAATGAACTTATTGTTGTAACATACAAGTTACCTGCCAGTGAATGGGTGAAGCAGATGTACGGTGACAATGTGGATCATGTTTATGATTGTGTTGCTTACCACAACGATCCTCTTTCCGAGACAGAGATCAAGAAGTTGAAACGCAAGTATACTGAAGTTGAAACTTTCTTGTGTGATCTTGCATCTTATGATGCATTTGTCGATAACGAAACAGCTTATGAGGAATTTGTAAAAACTGGTGTATGTCCTCTAAAACCTGTTCAGGAAGCTGTCGATGTTGGCACTGACTCCAAAACTGTAAACATTGAGTGCAATGTTCGTATCGAACGAGCTAATCCTGATAGTTCTTTTGATTACAATGTTGATACTGATGACGTAGGTCAGATTGTATTTACTCCTTATGATGTTGGAACAAGATTCTGCCATTCAGGAGAAGATGTTGTCGAAGGTGAAAACATTAAGTTTGAAACTGTTAAACTAACAGCTCATATGATTTCAGACGTTGATGATTATGACTACTCAATGGATACTGATGATATTGGACAGTTTGTAATAACTCCTATTGCAGAAGGAACTTCCTTCTTAAGTGTATCTGTTAACGATTCTCTAAATCTTGTTACAGAAGGGGCTGAGGAAATTGCTGTTGATCCAGAAGATGTTTCTGAATTCAATGTTGGAGACAGAGTTATTGTTCATTTCAACGGAAATGATCGTCCTGGTGTGATTGTTGATCTTGTTTCTGAAGATCCGATGGACTCCTATACAGGAGCTGACTCAGGTGACTTTGAGGCTTGGGTTGTTCGTTTTGATGATGGTACACAAGAAATGATCGGGGCTTGTTATATGACTCATGAAAATCAACTGACTGAAGCAAGAGACTTTGAGTGGACTCAGAAAGAGTTGTATGCTGTTGTTAAGGACGATGGCACTTACGCAGGTATTCCTTGTACTGGTTACGAAGAAGCTCAACAACTATCATACAATCATGAGGGTTCAAGAATCTTTAGATTAGTTCTGACAATCACCGAGGAGTTAACTGAGGACATGGATCATCAGGATATTGTAAACAAAGTTATGCGTGGAGATATTTCAGTGTTTAGCGGCGAGGGTGAGCCGGAAGAAAATTTCATTCGTATTCCAGAGCTGGATAACAAGCACGGAATGTTGAAATTTGAATACTACTATGATCCGGAGTCAGACTCTGTTGTTTCTTATTCAAGATCAAGATTGGATTAACATATGAGCATATTCAATGAGCTGTTTAAGTTAGAATCAAAAGAGCTCAAAAGATATAGCGTCATGAACGAGGATAACGAGGAGGAGGGAGTTGAATGGTTGATTCAATTCCAACTTGCCTCTGATGAATTTGATGACTCTTTTGATCAAGACTACAAAGAAGAAGTAGTAATTGTTGCTCCTGATTTTGATACTGCGTACAAGTATGCTCAGCAGTATGTGAGAAAGATGCAACTTGATTCTGAAACTTCAGCACAATGGAAAGGTGCCGAAATTGTTTCAGTTGATAAAAGGTAACTGTTATTATATAATATAAGTATGAAGGATAAAGAATGAAATTCAAGAAATTATCACTTGATGAGTCCTTATTTGAGGATAACTTGAATTGGGTACCTGCTCCTCATGATCCTAATGTACTAGTAATTGGAGCTAGTGACTATGATGATGAATTTGTTGCGGCTGAACTTCCTGAAGAGGATATGCAAGGTCCAGAATCCGGAAGCGACGCAGGTGTGACTGATTTACTTATTTCTGCAATCAATGATGAGTGGAGCACGATTAGGTCTTATAATTCTCTGATTGAGACTTTGAAGTATGAGTCTGCAAATAATCCGGATTATGCAGCGTTCATTCAGATTTTGAATGAAATTAACGCAGAGGAAAACAAACACGTAGGTCAGCTTCAGGAAATTCTTGCTAAATTGTCTCCTAACGCACAGTACATTGATCGTGGTCGTGAAGAGGGAAGATCTCAATTTCATTTTACAAATGGTCAACTACAAGTTGAATCATGGCAAACAACTAAAGCACCGCAAGTAGCAACAGATACAGTAAGCGGTGATGATGTATGTACATTAACAGATGTTGATGACGATATTTGAGGGAGGTACTAATGAAAGCACGTAAAGTAACAAATGAAGAATTCAATAATCTTCAAAAAGTTCTTGATGGTGAGAAACCTGAAGTGGTAGCTCATCTTGATGTTGTCACAGCAAATGCTGTTAAAGAACACGCAGCCGCTGAGGAGCATATTGAAGAAGTTGCTGAAGAGCTTAAAACAGCAGCTGATGTACTTAAAGTTGATCAGCCTGAAGAACAAGATACAGAAGTTAAGAATGAGTTTACTGCGAAGCTGACTCTTGATGAGTCTCTTGAAAACTTCCAGTTGCAGGAAGAGGAGAAACCTGCTGACGGAAGAGCTCGTAAAGTTTATGACGATGATGATGAAGACGAGTATCTCGATTTTGATATGTTCGATTTCATTTACGGACTTGTCACTGACTGCTGGCCTAAGCCACTAAATCCTCTGGATCACAAGCTGAGAAAATTCATGTACATTGGTTCGGATACATATACTTCAACTGATCGTGTAGAAGCAGGAAATGTGTCGGATGGTCATGCACAAGTTGCAAGTACTGGTGACACGATTCAAGTGTATGCTAACAAGCCTGAAGAGTTCAATGATATCATTGAGATCTGTAACTTGTACAAATTTGAGTACACTGGTCCTGCTCAGAGAAGAAGCAAGAGTACTTACTGGGAATACTCCCTTGATATTCATGTTCCTTGTGTCAGCAGCGGATATCCTTACATGGTTGAGGAATATTTTGAAACCATTGGTAAGACGATGGAAGATGTTATGCCTGCAGACTTCTGTAAGCAATATCGTAAGAGACAAGCTCGTGTAGAAAAAGAGGCACAGAAGTACATTAACGATGCCGAAGTCGATAAACTTACTAAGCAAGCTATTACGGCTGCAGCTCAAGATAATACTGAGCCACTTGAAGCACACTTGAAGCGTCTATATATCGCACTTGATGATGCAGGATTAACTTATCAAAAGTCAAAAGTAAAGAAAATATTTATGGATGAATTTGCTGATGACTTTGATGATGACGAAGACTGATTGACAAGTTAAAAACTTTGAAGACTCTGTAGATGTTCTTGTCTACAGAGTCTTTTGTTGTAATACAAAGAATCATGTATATAAATCTATAGTATGATTAAGAAGGAGATAGCTTTGGGAATGTTTAGAAACTATCAATCAGAGCTGTTGAAAAATTATCAGCCAAATAACTTAGTCAACGAATTTTCCTGTAGTACTCCAGATAGTAAATTGATTTCAAGAGATTCAAGTAAACCTTATGAAGAGTACAACATCAAGGGTGAACATGTTGGCTACTTCTGGAGACAGGGTGAAACTTTGAATCTTGAATTTTTGATTGAGGGTGAAGTAACAGTTGAACCAAGTGCAATAGTTTCTACAGTTAGCGGTGAAACTCCTGATGAACTTTATACAAGTGTTCCTGCTAACACGCGATACTACAATCTTACGGATCTTAACTCATGGAGCTGTTACGTTGATTCAGGAGTTACAAAGTGGGTACAGGATGAGGAGTTTAGATATCCCGATGGTGCTACACGAACTGTTTATATGCCTGTTTCAAAGTATCTACAGGATAAAACAGTAACAGTAACTTTGTACAATTTCCGTATGGAAGAAGTTCATGCGTGGACTCCTGAAGTAAAGAATTCTAAAGTTGTTTGTAGAATTGATCGAGAACTATCTACAAAGCTTCCAAAAGGTGTTTACTACTGTAAAGTTACAGTTGGTAATGAGTTGGTTAGCTTCACAATCTTTGATACTAACGATTGTTTACTATTAGTTAAGTGAGGTAGATTATGGATATCAAACTAAGAGCAAGATTATCTGCATACTCACTTGTTGATACATTTGATCAGGACGATTCAGATCATGTATGTGAAAACAACATGATTAGAGTAACTGAATCACAGATTGATAAGTTGTTTGATAACACAAATAATGGAGCAACTTCAAATAATGCAGATTTTACAAACTTTGTAGACTCTCTTTTTGCGGAGGGTTGATTATGTTTAATATTGCGTTCAATGGAATAATTACTGTTAACAGAGGTGACTCTTTCAGCTTCCCACTAACAATAAACTTTGGAACATCAATGGATCCGTTAAACTATGGATTGAGACAGAATGACAGAGTTTACTTTGCAGTTATGGAGCCAAATCAGCCATTTGAAACTGCTTTGATAAAAAAAGTGTTTACACAAGCGGATGTTAACGAGAACAACGAAATCATGATAAAGTTCAAACCGAAAGATACTTTATGTGTTCTTCCGGGTAAGTATTACTATCAGATAAAACTGCAAAGATTTAATTCAGATGATCCAGAAGACTATGATGTCGATACGGTTATTGATAAAACACAATTTTTCATCCTGGAGTAAGATATGGCAATAAAAGGACTTGTTGGTGGAACAAACACCACTACAACTACTGTAACCGCTTCAGGAAATACAACCCCAGCTGTTACAACGGAAGTAAATAGCACATCCACACTTAGTGCTAGATTAGGCGCAACACAAACAATGTCTGCGTCAGCTGTTTCAACTACACCCGTTCCTGTTGAATATACTGGAGTTGAATCAGACTCTATGTATGTCACTGTTAATAACACCAATAGAACTATTAGTGGTGAAGTTAAGTGGCGTAACATGATTGCGACAACTGAAGCGGAGGAAGATGCTAATCACGCATATCCTGCAAACAAAGCTCGGATAAACTTTGGCGACATCGAAACAAAGTTTGCAACAATCAACAGAACATTAACAACTCTTAGTAATTCTTGTACTTCAGCTCATCAAAATGTTTCTCAGTATGTTGAAGAATTACAGCAGGTTCAAGTAGAGTTAGGTCAACTTATTCAAGATTGCTCCAACTTAAATTTGAACTTAACTAGAGAGAGTCTTGCAAGAGAGCGAAAAGACACTGAATTACAGGGTAAGATAAGTGATACCAAAACTCAACTGGATTCAAGTTTTGAGAATTTACAAACTGTGATTTACGACAGACTGAATGCACAGGATAATAAGATCTCCAAGAATTCCGTTGATGTTGAAAATGAAACAGCTAGAGCTCAGGAAGAAGAAAGTAAACTTTCAAGATCTATTCAAAATACAACAAAAGCCCTGTTAATCACTCAGAGTGATTTAACACAGATGGAATTGCGAGCTGACTCTATTAGTGACAGAGTAGGCAAGTTAGAAAATTCTGGTGTTGTTGCTAAAGTTGGTGAGCATACTCAAGATATTGGAGACTTGAAGAAACAGCTAACAAATGTTAACATGAAATTAACATCTAATGTTGACACTGTTACAGATGATGTTTCAAGAATTTCTGACATTGTTTACAAACATGACTCAAAGATAACATCAGTTGAGTCAGAAGTTAAAGAAGCAACAAGTGATCTTCGAGATATGAAAACCACAAATAGTCGACAAGATCGTGAACTTGATGCTATTGAGCAAAGACAACAGAATGAGGAAGAAACTAGAAATAGACAGTTTATTTCGTTGTCAGCAATGATTTCAGGTGAAACGGAAGTTCGTAGATCTGTTGACGAACTTCATGCAAGTGAATTAGATCGTCTAGAAGTTCGTATTTCCACATTACAAACAAGATTGTTTGAAATAATTGAAAATCTTGGTAACGAGCTTAGAGCTCGAGATGAAGACCTAGCAAACAACATTCAAAATGTTTCCTATGCATTTGTTGATGCTGGAACTGCACCAATTTAAGGAGAGCAAGTGATGGCTATTGACGAAACACAACAATATGTAGACTGGGCTGGTCTTAGATACTACGATCAGCGAGTTAAAGCGTATATTGACGCAAAAGTTACTAACTCAGAAGATCAAACTCAGTTTCGAGCAGATCTTGAGCAACTTGAAAACAGAATTCAAACTTTAGCAGATAATTTTACAACTGACAAGACACACATCTATGAGCACATCGATGCTTGTAAAAAAAGTTCTGCAACTAAGGAAGAACTTGCAAGTGCTGTTGCTGCACTTCGTGAAGAGATCAAGACACTAACAGGTGTTGATCTTGGTGAGTATGCTACAAAAGAGTTTGTTGAACAGAAGCTTGAAGATCTCTCGTTGTCGGTGGAACTTCCAGAGGACGTAGTAACTACCGATGATATTCAGAACTTTGTAACTAAATCTGAGCTTGCCGAAGAGATTGGTAAGATTACGCTCCCTGAAGTCGATCTAACTGATTTAGCTACAAAAGAAGAACTACATGAAGTTGAAGCAAAGATTCCTTCTATAGATGAACTTGCTTCTGAAGCATATGTTGATGAGAAAATAAGAGCAATTGAACTTCCACAGGTTCCTACTAGATTAGGTGAGCTTGAGAATGATGCAGGATACTTGACCGGGGTTCCTGAAGGTTATGCAACTGAGGGTTATGTTGACGAAGCAGTTGCAAAACTTGTTGATAGCGCTCCTGAAGAGTTAGATACTCTGAAAGAGTTATCGGATGCTATATCAAGCCAGAAGGGTGTTCTTGGTACTTTTGCAACAAAGACTGAGATTGCGGACCTGGCTACTCAAGAATTTGTTCAAGAACAGATTGCTGCTGTTAAACATATTACTTCTGAAGAAGTAGAAAAGATTGTTGATGAAAAGGTTGAAGCAGCAATAACTGACGGTGCAACAGTGTCCTCAATCTCTTATGGAACATTCTAAGAGAGGTAAATAAAGTGCAATTTCAGATTAAGTATGGTTTAAGAGCAAATATTGATAACATTGCTGATATAAACAAGATTGAAGGTTGCTGGTACATTTGTACTGATACACTTGAAGTCTTTGTGTGCATAAAAAATGATCAAAATAATCTTGTGCTTGAGCGTATTCAAGCAAGTAGTTCCTTTGATGAGGACATCATTGATCTTAAAGAGCGTGTTACTGCTCTAGAATCCTCATCAAGAGAAGTGCAAGTTAGTACACTATTCGACTTACCACAGATAGGTCAAGTTGGAATTGTATATATAGTTGTTAAGGAAAATGCTGCTTACAGATGGGATGCCGAAGGTGGTAACTTTATCTGTATTGGCAGAGACTGGAATGAAATTCAATGCATAAACGGCGGAGATGCTTCTTCCACATTTTCAAAATAACTTTGAATGATAATCAAGTAATATACTTGTAGATGCAGAAAGTAAGTTTATAAATTTATTTTTATGAGAGGAAATCAATCAATTATGGCAGAATTAAAAACTCAAATTCTTATCCGTAATGATACAGCAGAAAACTGGACTGCAAAAGATCCTGTTTTGGGCGCTGGCGAGTTCGGTGTTGAAGTTGGTGCTTCTGACAACAAACTGAAGATTGGTGATGGTGAGAAAAAGTGGAGTGAGCTCCCTTATACTTACAATTATTCAGAGCTTCAGCAGATTGCACAATTTGACAGCGATCTGCAGTTAACAATGCAGTTTGGTAGATACAAGCCAGGCAGTTCTGGCTCTGTTGTTGTTCCTGCTGAAGGTAAAACAGCTCAGCAAGTTCTTCTTGATGCATTTGCTGTTCCTACTAATCCTACAGTTGGAGCTCGTACTTTAACTATTTCAACTAGCGGAAATCAGACCGGTGAAGTTGGTGAGTTGTTTGCATTACCAACAGCCACTGCAAAAGTTGGAACTGGTTCTTATCAGTATGGTTCTTACGGTGCTGATGGTACTACAAAGTATACTGATACTGGTACAGGAATTGTGTTCTCCTCAATTTCTATCAGTTCTGAAAATCCCGCTAAAACAGCAACCGGAAGTAACTCAAACAGTGATGTTACACTAAGTTTAACTACAACAGAGTTACCTGATGCTGATCGTAAGTTTACCGATACAGCAAGAACCTTCAATTTCAGTGCAAGTGCTTCTCATGATGGTTCTCCTAGAACTCCTGTCAACAATGTGGGAACTAAAGTTGAAAGCTTGAAAATTGGTGCTCAAGATTTAACTGCAACAGGATCTTTAACTGTTACTGGTTATCGTAAGTGGTTTATGTACATCGGTAAGGATCATACAACTCCTATCTCCTCTGCATTCATTCGTGGTGCAACTCATATGGGATGGGGCAAAGACGCAGCATCTCAAGCAGGTGTAGAAATTCCTGCGGGCACAACACGTATTGTAGTTGCTATTCCTACTGCTTGTAACAAAGCACTGACTGAAGTCATCGACGTTGATGGAATGGGCTTAAGTGCTTTTGGTAAGTTTGTTTCTGATACTGTTGAAGTTGAAGGTGCAAATGGTGCAACAGCTGTTGAATACAAAACTTGGACTCTTGTTCAAGCTGAGGGTCTTGCAGCTACACATTACGATTTCACAATCGGTTAATAACAGAGAAGGAGAATAAAGTAATATTATGAGTTACGAATATCAGAAATTTGCATCACTTCCTGTTAACCTGAACAGACAGGCTTATGGCGCACTTGATATTTCTCAAGTGTTCACAAGTGAAAATGATCTTAAGTACTATGTAAGTAAAGGTGCTTATACAACTGACGTATCTGAGTACTGGTTCAAGAATGCAGAGGAGAAGGTTGTTCCTTATCCCTACGCTGGTCAGTATCTTGCTCTTGTTGACAATGAAACTCGTAAGGTAACTGCTTACATTCTGGAAGAGCGTGCTGAAGAGGACGTTGATGTTGCTCAAGGTAAGTATGCATTCAGCTACAAAGAAGTTGGTATCACTCCTGTTGGAGATGACAAAACTATCGATGTTGATGCAACAGGTAAGATTACTGTTCACGGCATTGAGGGTAAGACTTCCGGAACTTATGTTCCTCAGTTAGTTAACGGTGAGTTAGTGTGGTCAGTCCCTTCTAACATTACTGTTGATGGATTGAACGCTAACTTAACCGGTTTAACTGAGCGTGTAACAAACCTTGAGGATAAGGATGAAGTTCTCGAGGAAGCTGTTGGTGCTGCTCAGGATGCAGCTAACGCAAATGCTGAGGCTATTACAGCTCTTCAAGCAAAAGATGTAGAGCTTGCAAATGCAGATACTGCTCTCGGTAATCGTGTTACTGCTGTTGAGCAGACCTTGAATGGAACTCCTGCTACAGGCAGTGAGGAAGATGGCGACTATGTAGCTGCTGTTCCTGGCTTAGTTTCTAAAGTTGCAACTTTAGAGGATGATATGTCCGCAGCTGAGGATGCAATCAGCAACAGATATACAAAAGATGAAGTACATACATATGTTGCTCAGGAAATTGGTAAACAAGCTCATTTCAGTGCTCGAGTAGTTACTAGTATTACTGAGATGACCGACACTACAACCCTTTATCTGTTAAAGAAAGAGGATGTAACCGGTGCTGATGTTTACGAGCAGTATATTGTTTTAACTGATGCAGAAGGAACTAAGACTCCTACTCTTATCGGTGAAACTTCAATTGACCTTACTCCTTATGCAACTGACTCCGATCTTCAAACTGCTATCAACAGTGTAGTAGACGCTTATGCAGCTGCTGATAGCACACTTGACGGTAAGATTACAGCTCTGCAACAAACCATCAATGGTTTAGATGCTAAGTATGATGCTAAGTACGAAACTATTGCTAATGTTGCAAAGAAAGCTGATCAGACTGCACTTGATGCGACTAACGAAACTGTTTCAGGCATTAGTGACAAAGTTACTGGACTTGAAGACAAAGCTCACACTCACAGCAACAAAGATGTTCTTGATGAAATTACTTCTGAGAAAGTTGCTGCTTGGGATGAAGCTGAGAAGAATGTTATTCATTCTGCAGATGAAGGTGAGTTTACTGTCACTGACAGAGAGCTCAGCATCAAGGAGATTGCTCAGAACAAAGTCACAGGCTTAGCCGGTTCTTTACAAGCACTACAAGACAACATCAATGGTAAAGTATCTAAGGAAGATGGCAAAGAGCTTATCTCAAGCACCGATCTTGCTAAACTTGCTAAGCTGAATGCCGATGGCACTCTAGCTGCAACAAATGTTACTGGTTTAGCTGATTGGATGTCTGCTAACCGTGAAACGGCTGCTGGCTTAATGTCTGCTGCTGAGGAAGAGAAGTTAGCTGGAATTGCAGAAGGTGCTCAGGTTAACGTCATTGAAGGCATTTCTGTTGCTGGTGAAACACTCGCTCCTAACGCAAGTAAGATTGTTGAGATTGCTAGTGCAAGTAATGCAGTTTACGGTGTTGTTAAGGGAACTGCAGCTATGAACATGGTCTCTATCAACGAAGATAAAGCAATGGAAGTTCATAGCTTAAATGTTACTAAGTTGGTTCAGGATGAGAATACTGTTCTTATTCTTAACGGTGGCAATGCTTAATTCCATCACTTAAATCTACAACTATCTCTCTATAAGATCTTGTATATAATCTTATAGAGAGATAGTTTCTACGAGGTACAAATATGTCAGTTATTGAAAAAACTCTTAATACAAGAATTGTTAATAAACATGGTACATATGCTGAGTGGACTTCAAGTAACATTACACTTAAGAAGGGTGAGATTGCTCTTGTAGAATTTGCTACAACTGAAAGTGATGGCTCTTCTAGCTCAACTTACTTGATGAAAATCGGCGATGGTTCTACTGCATTTAGTGGACTTAACTGGTTATCCGCCCCTGCATCTGATGTTTATGATTGGGCAAAATCTGCATCCATCAATGATGTTGATATTACTGGTAACCAAGCAATCATCACATTAACTGATGATCTTGATAAAGCTGAGGAAGCAATCTTAGCTTTGCAGAATGCTGTTACTGGCGGAATGCATTTTATCGGCATTTCTACAACTGATCCTGCAACAGGAACGGTTACCGTTGGTGGTGAAGCTATAACACCCGCTAGAGGTGATATTGTAATCTACAAAGTAACAGATACTGATGCTCGTGATGTTGAGTATGTGTACGATGGAACTGGTTGGATTGAGCTGGGCGATGTTACAGCTGAAGCAAAGCGTATTACTGCTCTCGAAACATGGAGAGCAACTGCAGAAGATGAGATTGATGCTCTTCAGTCTGCAAGTCATACTCATACAAACAAGACCCTTTTAGACTCTATTGTTGCAGATAATATTCACACGCACTCTAACAAGGGTGTTATTGATGGCATCACTTCAACAAAAGTTTCTAACTGGGATACAGCTTATACAGATTCACAAACAAACAAAACTAACATTGGAACTCAAACTGATAGAGTTAACGCACTATATAACATGTTAGGAGATGGATCTGAACTAGCAACAGTTCTAATTCTTGATTGCGGAACTGCAACTTCTAGTTGGTAATTTGTTATTACATAAGTTAAATAGAGCTACATTGATATGTAGCTCTATTTTTATTGACTTGCTGTTGATACAATTGTATATAACAGTATAAGAAACTTTATTGAGGAGTGTGATTAGACGTGGCAAAATTTATTACACAACTAAGACACGGAACCACTTCTGACTGGCTCAAATCAACAGTTATTCCTGCAAAGAACGAGCTCATTGTTGAATACTGTGACAACGGTAAGAAAAGATTTAAGTTAGGTAACGGTCAAAGTAAGTTTGAAGATCTTCCTTATATCGATGGTGAGCTTGAAAGCGCAATCAACACACTGAGAAATCAGGTTTCCAATATTGTTGGATCTGGATCAGATACCGCAGTAACAGAGTTAGAAATACGCGATATGCGTGTTGGTTACGATGAGGCGGAATATGATACAGCTGGTGAACATATCAGAGCTGTTGGTAAAGAAACAGCTGATTTGAAAGCAAGTCTGAAACAATTTATTGATGCGGCTGCTGTTGATGGGTTGTTATATGAAAACAATCTGTTGTATCTAACAGCTGGTGGTGTTATTGTTTCAGATCCAGTTGAAGTTAAAGGTGGCTCAGGTGGTGGAGACTCAAGTAATGTTATTCTGAAGATCAGCAATAACAACGGAGCATCGTCTCTATCAGCTGCAAATGGCTCTCCTGTTGTTCTTAAGTTTACATTTACATCTGAGGAAGACGGAGCACCCACTGGAGATTTTGCTTGTTCTATTTCTGTTGCAGGTAAAGTTGTTAAAACATTGAATCTGAAACAGGGTGCACAAGTTATCGATGTTTCTGATCTTTTGAAGGCTGGATCAAATACTGTTCGTGTAACATGTAGTGATATATACGGAAATAGTAGGAGTCTAGCTTATACATGTACTGTTATTGATCTTAGAATCTCCTCGACATTTGATTCAAGTCGTCCTTTTGATGATGCAATTATCTTCCAGTATGTTCCTACTGGTGAAATTGATAAGACTGTTCATTTCTTGATTGACGGTAAGGAAGTTGCATATAAAAATGTTTCTGCCTCTGGTAGATCAATGACTCAAGAACTACCTCTACAATCTCACGGATCTCACTCACTTGATGTTTACATAACAGCCACTCTGAATGATCAAACAATAACAAGTAATCATCTTGTTTATGACATCATGTGTGTTGAAGCGGGAGTAGAGACTCCTTTAATTGCGTCTGTTTATCCAACAACTGAGATAAAACAGGGCAACATTATTTCTATTCCTTATTGTGTGTATGTTCCTGGAAAAGATTCAGCTGATATCACATTGAGCATCTATGAGATGATAAGTGGTGAGGAGAAAGCTTACGGAACACCTATTGAGCTGAATGTAGATCGTTCACTACATTATTGGAATGTTCGTCAATATCCTACAGGAACAGTTAGATTCAAAATCACCTATACCGATGAAAAGTATACTGTTTCTAAAACTCACACTATACTTGTCGAAAAATCAGATATTGATATTGATCCAGTAACTGCAAGTTTAGCATTACAGCTTTCCGCAGTAGGTAGATCTAATGATGAGCGTCCAAGTCCTGCTCATTGGACTTACAACGATATAACTACAACTTTTAACAACTTTAACTGGGTAAGTAATGGTTGGGTTGTCGATGAAAATCTCGATACTTGTTTGCGTCTAAATGGTGACGCTAATATCGATATTGACTACAAATTGTTTGATAGAGACTTCCGTGAAATGGGTAAAACCATTGAGCTTGAGTTTGCTATTAGAGATGTTAATGATAGAGAAGCTGTTGTTATTGATTGTACAGATGGCAACATCGGATTACAAGTAACAGCTGATACAGCTACATTATCCGGCACTGGAGCAAAAGTTAACTGCACATATCGTGAAAATGAACACATTAGAGTCAGCTTCACTGTCGGTATGGTTAACAATGGAACTAGATTCATCTGTACTTATATTGACGGCATCTTATCAAACATTGCTCAATATCCTGAAAATGGTAACTTTGAGCAAACTACAGCAAAAACAATCCATATTGGATCTGAACTTTGTGGTATTGATATCTATAACATCCGTGTTTATGATTATGAATTATCTTCGGATGAAATTGTTCAGAACTACATTGCAGACACAACACTTCCTGTACTGAAACAAGAACTGTTCGAAGATAACGATATCTTCGAAGACGGTAAGGTTAGTTACGATAAAGTTAAGACAAAGATTCCTACAGTTTTGTTTATTGGATCTATGCCAACATTTAAGGGTGATAAGAAAAAGAATTCTGTTACAATGGTGTTTATACATCCAGATCATCCGGAATTAAACTTTACTGAGCTACTCAAGGAAATTGACGTACAGGGTACTTCTTCTCAGTTCTATGTTCGTAAAAACTGGAAGACAAAACATAATGTTGAACATCAACATATGGTCGATCAAGTTCCTGCAAAAGTATTCTGCTTAAAAGTTGACTATGCAGAAGCAACAGGTACTCACAATACTCAAGTTGCAAACTTTGCAGAAACACTTTATTCTGAAAAGATTCCACCTCAAGCAATAGAACCTCGTGTTAGAACTACAATAGCTGGATTTCCTTGTGTTATATTTGAGCAAGAAACCGCAGATTCAGAACCGGTATTCTCTTCAAAAGCAAACTTCAACTTTGATAAGGGCGCTGAAAATGCATTCGGTTTTAGTTCTGCATTTGATACAGAGTGTTGGGAATTCTGCAACAACACTTCTAACTCTTGTAACTTCTTGGGAGAAATTCCTGACGATTGGAAGGATGATTTTGAGCCTCGTTATACAGGAAAAACTACAACTGTAATCAATGATGAAGGCGAAGAAGAACAAGTAAACTGTTGGGACAGAATTGAAGAACTTCGTGAAAAGCAGAAAGCTCTTGCTCAGGATGGTAAGGCTCTTTCTGAAGCAGAACTGAGTGAACTTGCGGAGTTGAATAGAGATACTATTGCAAGATTCAAAGAAATGCACGATTGGGTGCTAAGTACTGCAACTGTTGCTCCGGTTGAAACACAGGATGACGATGGTAATGTTGTTCTAGGTGGCGTTACTGATATTGATTTTACCAACGCTGCTGATCTTCCCGAACCAGTTATCTATGGTGGAAAAACATATTACAAGGACAATAAAGAATATAGATTAGCTAAGTTTGAATACGAATTTGAAAACTATTTCAATATGCACTATTCAACTGTGTACTATGTATTCACATTCTTTGCGTTGATGACTGACCAGAGAGCAAAGAATATGTTCTTAACATACTGGGAAACAAATGGTCAAGGTCGTTGGTATCCATATCTGTACGATAATGATACTTCTTTTGGCATCAATAACGAAGGTGCTCGTGTATTTGATTACTATCACGAGGATACAGATAAGATTGGTACTTCCAATGTTTACAATGGTCAAAACAGCATCTTGTGGAACAACTTTAGAGTATGCTTCCCACAAAGGATTGCAGCAATGTACGCATCATTGCGTAGTGACAAGAAGATAACATATGATAAACTTGTAGATAGATTCATCACTCAAGGCGCTGAACAATGGAGTGCTTCTCTCTACAATGAGGATGCCGAATACAAGTACATTACAATGGCTCGTCCTGAAAATGCAGATCCTGAAAAAGGCGTTGATACAGCAAACTTGTATCAAGTTAAAGGATCAGCTGAGCATCATTTCAAGTACTTTGTTGAAAACAGAATCATGTACTGTGATAGTAAGTGGAACTGTGGTGACTATCCATCAGATTATGCGTTCCTTCGTATCTACACACCACAAGTCGTTGGAGGTAACACTCCTAAGTATACATCAACAAAGAATGATGACGGTACAATTGAAATCACAAGTAACTGGTTGATTAACAACGGAACTGAAGATGTAGATACTGGATTAGCTGTTACTTTCGATGAAGATAACGCAATAATTGCTCCAGAAATTGTCGATAAGATTTGGCATATCAATGGAGTTAGTACAAACATTGAAGTTCTCGGAGATCCGCTTGTTGTTACTCCGGATCCAAGTATTACAGTAAAAACATTCTCCTCAATGTACGCAGGAGTCAAGTACAAGGCTAATGGTACATTCCAGAGTCAAAAACTTATGGCTGGAGAGTCACATAAATTCTCTCCTCCAAATCCGAAAGAAATATTCAACGATACAGAAACCGGTATCTATGGTGCTAGTGAGATATCTTCACTTGGAGATCTATCTCCTCTGTATTGTGGTGTTATAAATGTTTCCTCTTGCAAGAAATTAACTGATCTGATTATTGGTAATCACACGAGCGGTTACAAAAATGATAATTTCCGTGAATTAAGTATCGGTAGTAACAAGCTCTTGAAAAAGATTGATGTTACAAACTGTACTGGTCTCGGACTGGATCACGGAAACGGCACTCCTCAGTTAACACTTGATGTTTCAAACTGTCCTAACATCGAAGAAATCTATGCAGAAGGAACAAACTTACAGAATATTCAGTTGCCTGATTCAGGTTACTTAAGAGTTCTACATGCCCCAAGTACACTAACATCTTTAACTATTAAGAATCAGATATATCTTACTGACGAGACATCTGAAGAACATCCTGTTCCTAACTTGAAGATTGACGATTGGTCAAAGATTAAACAGCTATTTATTGAAAACTGTCCAGGTCTTGATACTCGTCGGTTACTTGAGAACTGTAGAGATGATGAGGGTAACTGGACGGTTGATCGTGTCAGATTGACTGATGTGGATTGGACAGTTCCCGATGTTACTTTCTTGAAGTCGCTGTATTCCGTTAAGGGTAGCGACAAGCTCAATGTTAATACAGACCATGCATATCTTACAGGTAAGTGTTATATTGAAACACTTACTGGTGAAGAAATGGCTGAAATAAATAGCATCTACCCATATCTCGAAATCTCATTCGGAACTCTAACTGCAAAATTAACATTGAAAGATCTTGCAGGTGGAACATATGAAGTACAAGAAATTACTTGTTCTAACAATGTTGGCGGAACAGGAACTTGTCCTATAACTGCTGGTAGAATTCCTACTCCAACAAGAACTGGAAACGAACAGTATACTTATACTTGGGGCGGATGGTCAAGAAGCCTTGATGGAGATCCTGATCCTGATGCTCTTCTCAATATAAGAGCTGATAGAACTGTTTATGTTGCATTTGTAAAAACCGTTAAGCAGTACGATGTTGATTTCTATAACGACAACATTCTTCTTGCAACTGTTTCAACTCCGTATGGTGGTGATGCAGCATATCCTGGTGAAGATCCAGAAAAATTAGATACTGCATACCCTGAACTCTATGATTTTAGATCTTGGTATCCAGAGCCTGTTAATATTACTGGTCCATTGAAATGTTATGCTCAATTCCAGATTGTCGAAGAAGGTGGTTGGCATACACTAGGACTGGCGGACTTTGATAAGTCAGTTGATTCAACAAACAAGACGTTAAGTATTACAGCTTACAATGCTGTTCACCCTCTTGTTAAAGTTCCTGAAACATTTACAGTTGAGAGTGCGAGTTACAGTACGACTTCAGTCGCGGGATTCAATCAGTCAGTTGTGGAGCTTGTTGATCTTCCGAATACATTACAAACAATTTCTGCAAACACATTCAGTGATTGTACAAAGTTATCAGAAATTGATATTCCAACAAGTGTTAACTATATTGGATCGAGAGCATTCTATAATTGTACAACTCTTGATAAAGTTAACTACAATGCAGTTGAAGCAACTGCAGGAACATATAACGGTTATATCTCGCAAGGTCCTTTCAATGGTTGTGTTTCAAGTAAGGGATTCGTTGTTAGAATTGGAAACAAAGTTGAAGTAATTCCTGCTTCAATGTTCTCTCAAGGAAATACTAATGAGAATACTGTTATAAGAATTGAGTTTGAAGACACCCCTGTTTGTGCGGAAATCGGTGAATATGCGTTTGCTCGTGTGTCTCTTGAAAAACTTGAGCTTCCAAGCTCTATCAAGAAGATAAAAAGTTACGCATTCCGTAACAATTCTAAGATAACTGAGCTGGTACTTCCCGAAGGTCTAACAACTTTAGGTGATTCAGTATTTGTAGAATGGAAGAGACTTAAAAAAGTAACAATTCCTAGTACGGTATCCTCTATTGGATCTAGTTTGTTTGCAAGTTGTCCTGAACTGGAAACAATCATTGTTGATAGTAACAATGCTCAGTACGTATCTATTGATAACTGTTTGATTGATAAAGTTAGTAAGCAACTGATTCAAGGATGTAAAACAAGTATTATTCCTGAATCTGTAACTTCTTTTGATTCATCAGCATTCAAAGGGTGTACAAATCTGATGTCTGTTGTAGTTCCTTCAACCGTAAGTGAAATTCCAAGTGAGTGCTTCTACGAGTGCACTAACTTGACATCTATTGCTTTCCGTGGTAATGTAACAAACATTCGTGCTCAAGCATTCTACTCTTGTTATAACTTAGATATCAATCTTCCTGATTCAGTTACTTCGATCGGAACGAATGCATTCTCATATAACAAAGTTACAGAAACTCTTACAATGCCGTCTAAGTTGACAAACATTGGAGCTAAAGCATTCTCTAGTTGTGAAAAGTTAACAACAGTTGACTTCCGTAATGTTGAAGATCTTCCAACAATTTCTGATGACGCCTTTGCAAGTTGTGCTGCTTTGACGGAAATCATTGTTCCTTGGGAAGAAAACAAAGTTGTTGGAGCACCTTGGGGAGCTACAAATGCAACTATCAAGTATAATTCATGAGGAGTATGTACATGTATAAAGTAGTTACAGATGGAATAGTTGTTGACTTACTTGAAACTGTTAAATATGTTCGTTGGCTCAATAAGTCAAAGAAATTTGTTTTAACAGATAAAACGAGTGCTCATGGAATATATAGTTCAACTGGTAAAACAGTTTATACACTTGAGGGAGCAAAACTCCCTCAAGTGCTTCCAAATAAAGTTGTAAAACTTATACCAGTAACCGAGGCAGAGTTTGAACGATTAAGTACTCTGCTTCATGGTAAGCATTCTATTGATGCCGAAACAACATTGATTGTTGATGCAAGAAACAACAAGATCAACGAGCTGTCCTTAGCTTGTAAGAATGCTATTGAAAACGGCGTCAGTGTGTTATTTTCAGATAATGTAGCACATCATTTTAGATTGACACTTGAAGATCAGTTGAATTTGCAGCTTCTCGAAAAGGAAATTCAATCAGGAAGTTTAGCTGTTCTGTATCATGAAACAGGAAAGGTTTCCGAGCTTTATAGATCAACAGATATACTGAAACTTATTAAATCTGCTGATTCTCATAGAAAATATCACACAACATACTTTAATCTTCTCAAACATTGTGTTTACAACATGTACAATCGTGATCAGATAAATGAAGTGTTCTACGGAATATCTCTAGAGGATCTTCCTATGACGCCTGAGTTGAGACAACTGGCAAAGGAGCAACACATTGGCTAATAACAACACACTTTTTGCTAGATTAGTAAACATTCATGATATAGAAGCAAATTGGAATAGAACATTTAATTTCATTCCGAGGGCTGGTGAGATTATTGTTTATGATCCAGACACAACTTATTCTTATTCAAGATTCAAAGTAGGAGATGGATTAACAGATGTTAAGAATCTTCCTTTTGTTCATGAAACAACAATAGATGCATTTGCAGCTAAGTTCTTTGGATCCTTAAATGACGATGTTGTTTACTTGAATGCAGGAAATATCAAAGATTATTAAGGAGAGCTATACATGGCAAATGGATATGATCCTATAAACTGGGAAAATAACATAACTCCACTTAGTGCTGAAAATTTGAACAAGATGGATCGAGCCATTGATAATCTTTATGATAATATGCAGGCTTGGACAGAACTTCAAACAAAGCTGCCTGAATGGAAAGATTCAATTGCAGGAAATGATGCAAGATTCGCTGAGCTGAATAATGCAATTGAGCAGATTGAACCAAAACTACTTACAACAAGTTTTGATTCTACAACAGGAACATTAAAGATAAAATTGAAAACAACTTGAATAAAAATAACACGAGATATTTTCTCGTGTTATTTTTATGTTTACTTGTATATAATAATATAATTACCATTAAGGAATACTATGTTATGAAGTACACAGACGATATGTTTGAAGGATATCTTGATGCAGAACAAAAGTTCTATGATTACAGAACGCAATCCGTATCGGGATCTAATATTTTCGATGAGAATACAACGGGAGTTTCCTTCTACGATCAATTTCTTGGGACTTCAGAATTAGATTACTTGCGAGATAAGAAGAATCTTGTTGGTTCAATTGTTTACATGAGTCCGAATGAGTACTACAAAGAGTGCGGTGAACATGCTTTTGGACGACGCAAAGTGACAGCACAATCATTGAAAGATCAACGAGCTGCAGATAAAAGTACTCTTGAACATCTAAAACAAGTAATCCAGATATATAGAAGAAGATTTCCTCTTCCATACATCAACTATGCAGAAGGTGGCCAAGAAGGTCTTCACAGAATGTATGTTGCTGGAGAGCTACTTGGATGGGATAGCCCTAAACATCCAGTCCTTGTTATACACTGGGCGGATGAAGCAAGGCATCAGAAAGAAGTTAAAGCAAAGTTTGATTTCGAGATTGAGTCTGCTATCCGAAAGGGAGTTAAGGATGCTTTACAGTACAACTTCACTGATATAGAAGATCTAAGAACTCAGTTAGAATTCAGTTTAGATAGAACTTTTGAATTCATTGATGAAGTTAAGAAACCTGTAGACTTCCAACTAACAGAAAAGAACAATGAGTGTGTAGTCAAAGTTCTTGATATAGAATATTCCTTCCCGAAAGAAGATATTCATTTTGTTGAAAAGGGTTGGGATGAAGACGATCTTGATGATATTGAGCTTGATGGCGACATTGATGCATTTCTTGCCAAATATCTAAAATGATAACCACAAGGAGTACTGATGGTAGCAAATAATAACTTGGACTTATCAGCTCTTGATTCATTATCACAAGAAGAGCGTGAATATGCTCTTAAAGTCCTTGAAGAATACTCACAAGGATCAGCTCAATTATTTGATGAATTGAAGTATGCTGATTATAAAGAGATTCCTGTTGATATTGTAACATTTATCAAAGATAATAGATACCTTGGAAGGGCCTGGCACTTGTCTGATGGTAAGTGTAAATTGTTTCCGTTCTGGGAAAGGAAATTACAAGAGCTCTTTCCAGATAATATTAGTACTGATTACAACACATTCATTGAGTCAGGTGCTCGTGGTTTAGGCAAATCAGAAATCGCAGTTGCAATTTCTTTGTACCTGATGCATCGATTGATGTGTTTGAAAGATCCTTATCTAACTCTAAACTTAAAACCTACTGAACAAGTTGCATTTGCATTCATGAACATTACTCAGGATCTAGCGCTTGATATCGGTATGGTTAAATTTCAGAACACTGTTCAATGCTCTCCGTGGTTTATGGATAGGGGAACAATGTCTGGACTGAAAGTTAAGAAGTGGAATCCACCTCCATTTATAAATATAATAATCGGTTCTCAATCGAGCGATGTTATTGGTCAAGCTGTATACTATGCATTCTTTGATGAAATTTCTTTCATACGAAATCAAGATGTTGAAATTCAGAAAAGAAAAGCACTTGATATGATTGATACCGCCATTGGTGGTATGATGACACGTTTTACAAACAAGGGTAAGAATCCAACACTGCTTGTTCTAGCTTCTTCGAAAAGATCAGAGAAGTCGTTCATGGAAGAGCATATCAAAAAGAAGTCAAAAACTGACAACATGAATACATTGATTGTGGACGAGCCTGTATGGAATGTTCGACCACCAAGTGAGTACTCAGGTAAACGATTCTATGTTGCTCAAGGTAACAGGTTTCTTAACTCTGAAGTACTTCCATTAGACATTGAAGAAGATGATCTGTCTGTTTGGAGAAACAAAGGATATAGAATTCTTGATGTTCCGATTGAGTATTACTCAAAATTCTTGGAGGAAATCGACAGAGCACTTTGTGACTACGCGGGAGTGTCTTCAAGCGATTTACTAACTTATATTAGTGGCTCTCGTCTTGCAGAAACAAAGACAGACAGTTATCAGAATGCATTCACGAAAGATATTATTGAATGCGGTAACGCTCCTGATGATCATACTCAATACTACAATTATTTTGATCTTGCAAGAATTCCAGCCAAGATGAAGTCAAAGCCCTTGTATATACATCTTGATATGTCAGTGTCAGGAGACAAAACTGGTATAGCTGGAACTTGGATAGCAGATAAACGTCCCGCTGCAGATGGCGAGCCTAAATCAAAAGAACTTCACTATCAACTGGCTTTTTCTGTTTCAGTAAAAGCGCCGAAAGGTTATCAAGTTTCTTTTGAAAAGAATAGACAGTTTATCTACTGGTTAAAAGAACAAGGATTTGTTATTCGTGGCGTGTCTAGTGATACTTATCAAAGTGCGGATCTTAAACAACAGTTGATTTCAAAAGGATATGATTTTGAAACAATCTCAGTTGATAGAGTGTCTCCAACAAGTAAGGTTTGTGAGCCTTATCAATATCTAAAAAATACAATCTATGAAAAACGAATCGTAATGTACGAATCAGCGCTGTTAACAGAAGAGTTACTTGGCCTTGAAAAGAACAGTAGTAACGGTCGCATTGATCATAGTCCTTTGGGCATCAACAGTAAGGACGCTGCTGACGCAGTTTGCGGTTCAGTTTGGAATGCGTCTCGTAACGCTGATGAGTTTGATTACGATTACGGTGAAAATATAGAAACAATGACTGCTGTAAGCGGGGGAGAGAGTTACGACAGCGCTGTTCATCAGTTAGCTGTTGACTTTGAAGCTGAAATGCAGAAACTGTTGGATCCTGTAAAACCAACAGTTACAAAACAAGAAACACAAGAAAATGTTCACACTGATTTTGGACTCGGAATAGCGCAGCCTGTTTATAGTCCTCTTGTATCAGACGGAATCATTATTTGGTGAGGATGTTGAATGGATAAAGATACAATTAGAAATAGTGCGTTTCCAGAACAGGATCCTGCGCTTTTTGATAAAAAAGTAAAACCTGTTCCAGTTCCACAGCATGAAATAGGTATTGACTTAGATAACAGAGTGCTTGACAATGTTGTTGAAACAATGCAAACAAGTCAGTTCGATGTTAACTCGTTGAACTCTTTTACTCAAGTATCTAGAAGTAGAAACGAAATCTACGATACGTTAGATGATATGGGTGATGATTCAATCATTGCAGCTGTACTGGAAACTTATGCAGAAGATGCCACTGAAACAAATGATGCGGGCGCAATTGTTTGGGCGGAGTCAAGTGACAGTGAGGCTCTTAAATTTGTAACATATCTTTTGAACGCACTAAATGTTGACAAGAATGTTTACAAGTGGACTTACAGTTTATGTAAGTATGGAGATGTTTATCTCCGACTGTATAGAGAGTCAGAATATGACGATCTACTGTTCGACAAGCCAAAAGCTAAACAGAATCTGAATGAAGATGTTAAGATCATGGCTTACAGTAAACATGATAATTATGTTCACTACTTAGAGCAGATGCCAAATCCTGCACAAGTGTTTGAGCTTACAAGATTTGGTAAAACTGCAGCATATATTAAAACCGATATTGAGTCAACAAGACAGAATAAAGATAGTTATTCAATGTCGTCTATCTTTAACAAATATTCCTTTAACAAGAATGATGTGGAACTATATCCTCCCACTGAATTTGTTCATGCTTGTTTAGAAGATAACAGCAGTAGAACTCCTGAAGAAGTGGAGTTGTTTGTAAGTGACGACAAGTCTATCAGTTACAATGTAAAGAGAGGACAATCCTTACTTTATAGTACATATAAGATTTGGCGCCAACTTATGTTGTTGGAAAACTCAGTTCTATTGAACAGAGTTACACAATCCTCCATTGTTCGTGTTATAGGCGTTGAAGTTGGGGATATGCCGAAGGAAAATGTACAACCTCACTTGATGAGCGTAAAGCAACTTATTGAGCAGAAAGCAGCTCTTGATGTTGGCAAGTCGATGGGGGAATATACAAACCCAGGCCCCGTGGCTAACAATGTTTACATCCCAACAAGAAATCAACAAGGTGTTATTACAACACAACAGATTGGTGGAGATGTAAAGATTGGTGATCTTGCAGATTTGTCTTACTATCAAGATAAATTTTTCGGCAACCTTCGTGTCCCTAAACAAT